TTAAAAAAGTCCAGCAGGCTCTGCCTGTCGGTCCCAGTTGTAAATCACCAACTCCCCTCGCTCCACCCGATTCGCACCACCGCCCACGGTGTAGTCAAGCTTCAACGCCTCCATGTCGTAGCCCTGAAAGCACTCCCTGATCGCAGGATGGTCGTTGATGCTGACCACAGCCTTGCCCTTGATGGCCTTGAGCTTCTTGGCCATGAGCTCGTACTGGTCCCATTCGAACGGGACGCCGTAGCCCTCGGTCTCCCAATATGGCGGGTCTAGGTAGAACAAGCTGTGTGGCCGGTCATAGCGGTCGATGCAGGATGTCCAGTCCAGCTGCTCAATATAAGTACCGCTGGCCAGGCGCAGATGTGCAGCCGACAGGTTCTCCTCGATCCGCAGGAGATTGATCGCAGGCGCGGTGGTGGCAGTGCCAAAGGTCTGACCTGACACCTTGCCACCAAAGCTCTGCTGCTGCAGGTAAAAGAACCTGGCCGCCCGCTGGACATCGGTCAACGTCTCGGGCCGGGTCTCCTGCAGCCATTTAAAGACCTGACGGCTGGTCAGTGCCCACTTGAACTGCCGGACAAACTCCTCTAGGTGGTGTGTGACCACCCGGTAGAGGTTAACCAGGTCGCCGTTGACGTCGTTCAGCACCTCGACGTCTGCCGGCGCCCGGGCAAAGAAGACGGCCGCGCCACCGGCAAAGACCTCGACATAGCAGCTATGAGGGGGAAACCTGTTCAGCAGCAGGTCAACGAGACGGCGCTTGCCGCCGATCCAAGGAACGATTGGAGCAGTCACTGGAGGACTCCCTATAAATAGACGCTCCTGGGCGTTCTGGTGTGGGACTCTCGGCCCTCAGTAAATTCAAGGTTCCGCAGCGTGGACACTTAATCGACAGAAGCAAGTAGGTGCCCTCGGCTAATTTTCGGTGGCATTGGCCACATCTGATATCCAGCATTTGCAAGCCTTTAAACGTTTAAAAGTCTGTTAGGCTTATCCCCGCTCTCGCGAGAGTGGCGGGTCTTCGCCTAGCTTGCAGCTTGCTCTGCATGTTGGGGGCTTGGCCAAGTGTTAGCGCACTTGACCAGGTCGCCCGTCTTTTTTAGACCGTGCCGGTCACAACTGGCAGGTCTGGGGCGTTGCCCTGAATCACTCCCTCCTGGACAAAGTACTTCTTGCCCATCTCAGCCTGGCCACGGGCACGGATGCGGCCGCCGCCTGGCAGCTCCAGGATCACAATCCCGTCATCCAGGCTCACGGCCTTGGCAATCTCCCTGCGCCCTGGGGCCAGGATCTCTTTGATTTGCGTATACAGGTTAGGCATGGCTGCGCACTCCTAGAGCTTGGGTCAGCACGGGGAATTGGGACTGCAGGTTGACCGAGTCCACTATTCCCAGGCGCCACACGTTGTTGTCATCCAGATAGCGCAGGACCTTGCCCGGCACGATGAGTCCGGTCTGGGGCAGCACTGGCATGGTCAGCTGGTCAGTGATCAGCATCCCGGTGTCTGACAGCTCATGACTGGCGCGCTGCATGACCGCGTCAATGGAGGTCAGCAGCGGGTGGGTCACCATGGGCTTGAGCAGGTCGCCAGCTGTGCCCCGGATGCTGTAGTCGCCAAAGTGGCCCTGGTTCTCGCCGCTGACGAAAACCCGGTTGTAGGCGGGCTTGTAGTTCCACTCGCTATCGACCACCTCAAACGCACCAGGCTGCAGCTCAAAATCAGGCGTGAGCTGGTCCCAATCCCACCAGGCCTTGGGCCAGGTCGGCAGCACGCGTAGCATTTTCTCGGTGTTGTGCGGCTGGATGTAGCCACCCACGGCCGAGGCAATCTCGGCGACGGCGCTCATGGACGTGCCCTGGTGCATCCAGACGCCGGCAGGCACGATCCAATCGGTGAGCTGCCAATCGAGCTGCCAGCCCAGGCTTGCCCCGTTGTTGATCGTGAGCGCGTCCAACATGAGCTGCTGGGCCGAAGCCGCCATGGCATTGGTATAGGTTGTCTCGGGCGCATGAGGCGCGGCCAGCAGCGCCGACTTGCCCCGGCCCGAGATCTTGACCACGCGCTCTGGAAACGCATTGCGCCAGCCCTTTTTCTCGGACTGCAGGCGAAAGTGGGTGCCATTGACCCGCACATCGAGCTCGACTGGCTCTCCATTGGCGCCAGGCGTGACGGCGTCGCCCACCGAATGGTGGAACTCGGCGGAAAACGTCCAGGTCCACGAGCTGCGGTCCAGCTGCATATTGATGCCTTGGCACGGCAGCGGGTCGCCCGACAAGCTATCGGCCCGGCGCACCTCAATTTCATTGAACATGATGTAAGTCCTAAGAGAAGGGACCACTACCAGCGCAGGAGGCAGCTCGGTGCCCTTTTGCAGGCAAACAAAAACCAGCTTGCCCGTTCCATCCCTGGCCTCGGAAAACACCAGGCGCGCCACAGTGGCCGGGTCGTAGCAAAGCTCTTTTTCAGGCGGGGCGATCACCGGGGGCAGCGACACGCCCGAGCGCGGCCAGGTGGCCTCCTGCCAGCGCGCATCCAGGCGCCTGGCCACCAGCCGGCCATCACCGAAGCTGGTGCGTAACTCGGTGCGGGTCGGGATGGCCTGTTGCCACCTGGCATCCATCAGGGCGCTCAGGTGCAGCGTCTCCTGCCAGGCCGAGGCCAGGCGGGTACTGACTGGCACGGCCTCTTGCCAGTCGGTGGCCAGGCGCGACTCCAGCCGGATGGTCTCCTGCCAGGCCAAAGCCAGGCGGGTGCTGAGCGGCACGGCGTTCTGCCAGGTGGTGGCTAGCCGGGCCTGCAGACGCTCGGTCTCCTGCCAGACAGCATCGACCCGGGTGGCCAGCGGGATTGCTTCCCGCCAGCTGGTGGCCAGGCGCGCAGCGTGCGCTTCGCTGACCTGCCAGGCCGTGGCCAGGCGGGCCTCGACGGGCACAGCTTCCTGCCAGGAGAGCTCCAGGCCTACCCGGGTGCCTCTAAAAACCCCCGAGTCATACTGCAGGCCCACATCCCCTTCCATCGCTGGAAAGTCGCCGTCCACCGCCATGTCGTAGGCAATGACCAGGGTGGTGACACCATCCATCTCGGGAAAGTCGCCATCCACCCCCAGCTCAGCACCAGGCGCCGCGCTCGAATCGCCCTCATAGCCGAACACCAGCCGGCCGCTGCCGTCTGCAGGCGCGGTGAAGAGCAGTTTCCCCTCGATATCGGCCACAGCGCCTACCGGATGATGGCCGGCGTCTTGAGCAGCACTACGCCGCCCTCATACACCATGCCGTTGGCTGCGCCCGAGAGCCGAAACGGGCCCGCGCCATCGGCGGCCGTCACCGCGCCGCCATTGATCTTGTTGCCGTTGCCGTCGCACCACTCGCCCCAGGTGGGGGTGCCGGTGATCAAGGCCAGGTCATTGGCGGCCGAGGTCTGCAGGCTGATGTAGCCCTCGGCCGTCAACACGCCGCAGGGCTTGGCCAGCGTGCGCACCGCCATCAACGTGCCATTGCGCTCGCTGTACAGCTTGATGCTGGACGGATTGGGGCCCGTGTCGGCCAGCGTGATGCTGGCCTGATTGCGCGCCTTGCGGTGTTCCACTGTGATCTCAAAGGTGGCCATCTCAAGCCTTTACTGCGACCACAGGGCCGCCAGCGGTGCATTTGTGTTCGCCCGTCAGGTCAATGGCGGTGACCTGGTAGGCCACTCCCACCTCCAGGCCGGTGGCGTGGTAGTACCCCAGCGCGTCGGAAAAGCCTTCCCAGGCCTTGTAGCCATCAGCCAGGCGCAGCGCCCAAACGCGGGCGCTGGCCATGGGCACCTCGGGCGCGCTGGGGCTGGTCTTGAGCATGACGCGGTCATTGATCACTCCCGTGGTGTCTCCGACCAGCCGAAAATCCTGGGCAAGACGCCCAGGTATGGGTTGCTGGGCAAGCCCCGTGTATTTGGGGGCTGGCAGGCCTTGTATTGCACCTGGCAAAGGTAGCGGAGATGTAAGCAAGCTGAGGATAGCCATCAGCTTCTCCAATTGGGGCCAGTGATGTCCACCAGGTACCTGCCGGCTGATGAGCCACTGGTGCCGCCAGTACTTATCACCAGCAAGCGCTTCCCTGTCATCACTCCGGACCCTTGAAGAATGTCCCCATCAGCTAGCACGCCTATCGCCCCAGACTGCGGAATGAAATAAACACCCGGGATGACCATGCGAGGCGGGGCTGCCGCGCTCCCTTGCTCCAGCCCAAACACACCGGCAGTCTTGATTTCCCCGTCGATGCTGCTGGGCAGAGCCCCCATAAAACTATCCGCACCGGAAAAAGACGACCTTGTGCCAGAAAAAGGCCGGATGTCTATCAAGGCGGACGATCCCAAGCCAGAGAAACCTCGGGGACAAAAGGTTGCGCCCGACGCTATGCTGGAGGTTGAGCTGGCATCAAACGCCCCAGTGGCAAACGATCCATTAGAGCTGGAAGTTCCTGAGACCGAGAGCACGCAGCTCCATGCGTCGCCAGAAGGAGACCGAATAATCGGATCACCGAATCCTCGTGCTGGAGCAGCAGTGGGATCTCCAGAACTTGAGCCAACGTAGGGGCAAATTGCCAGATTGAAGAACTTACCATCGCCGGACATCTTCCAGCGTACTGCGGCTGCTCCAGCTGTTGTTGACTTATGCCAGTAGCCGCCCCCAGACATCTGGAAGGGCGTGGGAAAGGGCCCAGTGCCTGTATCCACATCCGCCATGGTTTCATAGCCAACCACCCGTGCAAACAGTGCATTGGTGTCGTCCACGCGCAGGAACATACGGGTGCCCGTAGGGTCAGCACTTCGGAAAACGCTCACGTTGGTCTTGGAGAGGACTTCTTCCCAGCCGCCCACCGGCGCATAGCGAACGGTGATGCTGCCCGCAATCGGGCCATTGGCCGCAGTTGTGGCCACGGTGATGCGGTCGCTTGCCGTGGTGAGCACGCGTTCTTCGCCATTGAAGCCGGAGGTGGTAGCCCCCGCGAGCAGCACCACAGCATGCTCATCAAAGCTCTGGCCGCTGGGCAGCATGATGGTAGCGATGCCATCCAAAGCTGTGGCCGACACGGCTGCAGTTGGCGCAAAGCCGGTGATCAGGAAGGTGCGCAGCGCACCGATCAGCGAGCCGGCCACGCCGCTGATGACAGGGGCGCCGCGCATGCCGCTGTGCGCCCACTTGACTGGAATGTTTGCCATGGTGTGATTTCCTCGAAGTCTTAAAGGGTGGATTCAGGCGCGCGGCCGACATCGCCGTACTGCACAAAAATGGAGTTGTCCTCGATGCCGGCTGGCGTGCCAGGCATCACGCAGCGCACACAGGCGATCTGCGCCTCTGCGCCCACGGTGTCGATAAAAACCGTGTTGTTGGGGATGAAGCCACCCGCGCCAAAGCCCAGCGCCTTGATGTGCACGTAAGGCGCGCCCGCTGCCCGGTTGAGGGGCTTGGCGTCGGTGTTGATGTTGAAGGTGCCGACCAGGCCGGACTTCTGGCCGTACATCTCATAGTTCTGGCTGTCCTTGAACCTGAGCGCCCAGCGCTGGCTGATGGCGCCCAGGTTGGTCACCTCGATGGCGTAAGCGTCGTGGTCATACTTTGCAGCTGCTGGCCCAATGGCTGGATCCAGGCCGTCGTACCAGGTCACCCCATCCCAGCTCTTTTGCGTGTAGACACGGGTCACCCGTGCATAGCGATCGCCCTGGCGCAGCGCGCTGCTGAATACCGCCCCTGCAGGGAAGGCATAGCCAATCGGCGTGGTGAAGTGCACCTCACCATTGATCAGCACCTTGGAGACCCGCAGATAGACACTCACCCGGCCAATCACGCGCACCTGCGCGGGGTAGCCGGTCAAGTCGTTGAACGTGACGGTGCCGGCATCCAGGTCCGCCTCGAAGCCGGTGAAGATCTCCGCGCCATCCTCGCCCAGCACGTGGATATGGGACATGCGCTCATGGCCCAGGCTGTAGGTCATGCCAATGGTGGGCAAAAACGCCGTGCCACCATACTCGGTGCCGATCCAGCCCGAATCGCCGCTGCGCACAAAAGGCACCAGGCCATCAGAGGGCAGCGCAGCCGGATCGAGGCCCGTCAGGTTGACATCGACCGGCAGGTAGACATAGGTGACCGCGTTGTAGCGCAGCGTGGTCGGGTCGACGGGCCACGGCCGCCAGATCTTGCCCGCCTCGACCGCGCCGACGTCGCCCGCGCTGTACCACCACTCGGCCTTGTCCGCGTCTGTCAGCTCGGCGGCCAGGACGAAGTCGCCCGTCTGCAGGGCAACGCTGCCGCGTGCAAACACCACCTTGCCGCGCATGTGCGGGCCGGTGATGTTGCCTTGGTTGTCGACGTTGGCGGTGAGCAGGTTGCCCTTGGTGTCGTTGACGGTCAGCACGAAGCCGCCAGGCCCGGCGCGCAGCGGCGCAGACTCGGTGTTGAAAAACAGGCTTGCCGTCGTCCACTGGCCCTTTTGCGTCCACAGCGATATCAGCTGGAAGTCGCCGGGCCCGGTGCCGCCCACCACGTAGTCGGTCATGAGGACAGTGCCGCCCGCGTAATCGATGTAGCCGCTGATGGTGCCCGGCTGGGTGTCGGTGCGCCCCCGGTAGATCACGCCCTCGAAGTCCACATAGGTGGTCGCCATCCAGCGGAACATGACCGAGCCGGCCACGATCCGGTCGGTGGTGAGCGGGCACAGGTCCAGCGTCACGGCGGGCATCACATAGCTCATGGTTTTGGACAGCGGCACGCCGGCGCCCGTGCGGTACCGCACCATGACCGAGGAGCTGGCCAGCATCTGCTCGCCCACCGAGGCGGTGCCGTAGGAGCCGCCCTTGCTGGAGTCCGAGCTGCTCGACCCTTCACCATCGGCCACCGTGCGCTCGAACTCGGCCGCGTCCTGGTGGTCGGACTTATAGCTCTCGGTCGACCTGGTGAAGTCCACCACCTTGATGTTGAGCTGCTTGCCGACATAGTTGACGTTGCCCAGGCCGGTCAGGAAATTGCCCAGCCCGTCGTCGGTAGCTTTGCTGATGGCCACGATGCGGCCGTCGTTGGTCGTGCCCGTCTCGGTCGAAAGCGTGGAGCTTTTCCCGGTGGTGGTCTTGACGGTGAACGGGAGTACTTTGGTTTGAATAGCCATGGTCGGTCGCTCAAGAAGACATGATCGGGATGTAGCCAGGCTTGTAGCCAATGGCTGGCGGCAGCACGGCGGCCGGCGCGGGCTCGTAATACTCGGGCACAGGCTTGTAGGTATAGGTGGCCGTGGTGTCCTTGTTGGCAGTGGTGGTCGTCAGGTTGCCGCCCGAGGTGTTGGACACCGCCCGCGCCGTCGCCCACTGCACCACCACCGACTTGGCAGTGGGCTGCTGGGTCAGCGTCATCGCAATGAAGCCGCCCGCGTCCGGCGAGAGGCCGGGGAAGTACTCGGTGATGGTGCCGTCGATCTCGTAGGTGATCTCCATCTCGGCGCCCGGGTCTGGCATGTACTTGGGGTGCACCACCAGCGTGCGGCTGGGGTAGTCCACCACGCCCGTCGCATCGCCCGTCAGCGCGCCGTTGCCGTCCTCGGCAAAGGTGCGGATCACGTTCTGGCTGGTGTAGCGCACAACGATGGTCCCTGGCTTGGCCTGGTCGGAGTCGTTGTCGGCGTCGAGCGTAATGACCAGCTCGGGCATACGCACATTGGCGCCCTGGCCCGAGCGGTCGGTATAGGCATCTTTGGTGCCCCAGGTGATGGCGATGCTGCTGCCGATATCGGGGATGGCGTTGGTGGTGAGGCTCAGGTCACCCGTCAGGTGGCTGACAGCACCGCCGCCAGAGCCGGTGATACGGCCGGTGCCGTCATCCCGTGCCGTGTAGCGCTGGCCCAGCGTGAAGAAGTCGATAAAGGTCAGGCCGGGCTGCGGCAGCGGGAACAGGCGCTCGACAAAGTTCTTGCCCGCGTTGTTCTCGCCGATGACGATCTGCTTGGTGTGCGGCGTGATGCCCACTTCCACGCGCCGGGGCGACTCGGCCAGCACCACGGTGTAGCGCGAGCTGGGCCGCTGGTCGACCAGGTTGGACTCGGTCCGGTTGTTGGGCACCACCTGGGTGTAGATGGTCGGGAGCTTGACGAAGGTATCGTTGATCCCGCAGGGCAGCTCCAGCCGGCCGGCGCTGTAGAACACGCCCGCGTCGACAAAGGTGGTCTCCCGAAACAGCGTCTTGTTGGCGGCCCGCGTGAAGAAGATGTCAGGGGGCGAGCCGGGAAAGTCCAGCGTGAGCGGGTTCATCAGCTCGATCACCGACAGCTGCGCATCAAACGTGGTGGCCTGGCCGTTGACGATCACCGTGTATTTGCGGATCTCGGTCTTGACCGCCTTGACCGTAATGCGCTGCCGGCGCTCGCTGGCCTTGCCCTCGTCGTAGATCAGCAGGAAGGTAAGGCCAATGCCAGGCGGCACCATCTCTGGCCGCTGGAAAATCGAGATTTGCCCCATGGTGGCAAAGTGGTCCTGCAGCAGGAAACCACCGAATTCGGGCCCGGCCGCACGCATGCGCTCAATGCGCGCTGCGATATCGCCGCGAGTGGCAAACGAGTCGCCCAGCGAAAGAATGGTGACTGCCACACGCGGGTCGTTGGGTGGGTTGGCCACGATGACGTTGGCGCCCTGCAGCATGGTGCGGTCCGCGTTACGCAGCACGCCGAAGATGCTGTAAATCTCCACACGGCCGTTGACCCGCGAGTCGAGCGGGATGTCCGGGAAGATCTCATTGGAGCGGCCGGAGGTCAGCAGCTTGGCCGAGGGCGGGCCGCCGCCTTCTTTGGCGTCAACCATGCGGGCCGACTGTGCGAAGCGAATGTCGCCGAAAAGCAGGGTCATCACTTTTCCTTAAATCGAAAATTTGGGGTGTATTTGAGGTCCGAGGTGTGCTCGCCATCGACCAGCACCCAGATGGGCGAGGCCTCGAATGCAAGACCTCCCTCCTGGTTCCAGATCACCGTGCGCGCAGAGCCCCGGATGAAAAGACTCAACTCGGCCAGCGGGTCGTCTGCCCAAGACTTAAGGAGGTCGCAGACACTGCGCTCGACCCAGGCCTTGCCCGCCTGGCCGTTGAGCGTGTAGGGGCGGCCCGCCAGGCGCTTGCCGACGTGCACATGCATGGCACCATTGGTCGCCGTCTTGATGGCCTTCTCGACCGGGCTCCACTGGTACTCATCGGTCCAGATGAGCCGGTCAGGCAGCTCTTGGACCACGCCCTGGTAAGTCAAAGTGATCATTGGGCAACGCCCTTTCCTGAGGCGAGCTGGCGCATCAGCTCATCGCCTGCGCGCTGGCTGTCCGCATCCGCGTAGTTGAGGGTGATGGGGCTGGAACGGCCCGGGATGTAGTTGTGCGAGACGTAGGAGGCACCGCTGCTGCCACTGGTGCCGGCAGTGCTGCTGGTAGAGCTGGACGGCGCGGGTGCTGGGCTGGCTGCAGGCGCGGCCTTGGGCGCCGTCTTGGCTTCCTTGGCCGCCTTCTGCTTGGCTGCCTCTGCCGCCATTGCTTCGGCTTCTTCCTTACCCTGGCCGTACTTGTAGTAGTCCACCACGTTGGACAGTGCGTGGTCCATTGAGTTGCCACGCCATTTCTTCTGACCGCCGTTGTCCATGTAGGCCACGTTGCCGTTGGCGTCGACAAAGTCTTTGCTGACATATTCGGCCAACGCTTCATCCAGGCCGGCGCCTTTGAGCCATTCGATGATGCCCTGGCGCGTGCCGGTGGAAGTGCCAGCCGTGCGGGTCTCATGGCCCATGTTGTCCTTGGGCACCTGCTTGGCGGCCTTCTCTGCGGCCGCGCCCATCTGGTCGAAGCTGCCAGCGGCTTGAAGAGCAGCATCACCCACGCCAGAGACAGCATCCCGGGCAGCGCCCATGCTATTGCTGATGCTGTTGCCGGTGTTGTTGGCGCCATTGCGCAAAGTAGTGATCTCAGCCTGTAACCGCTCGATATTGGTGGCGGTTGCCTTCGCTTCGAGCTGTCGCACCTTTCCAAGCTCAATGCGATTACGTAGTTCGGCCTCGAGCTCCAGGTTTTGCTCGCTGTTGCGCTTCATCTCAATGAGCTTTGCTTCTGCAACACGAATCGCTGCATCAGCTTCATCGTTCATGGCCTTCACCGTGGCCTGGACAATCTTGATCTCGATTTCCTTCTGACGGATCTTCGACTGCAGCACGGCAATCTCGTTCCCTGCAGCCTGTGCTGTTGCTTCATGTGCTCTTTCTTGGGACAGAGACAGATTCAGCCCAGCCTCCACCACCTTGTTTCGAGCTGCAAGTGAAGCTGCATTCATTTCAATCTGTTTGCTCGACAAGACAGCAGAGTTGCCAACTGAACGCTGTGCTTGATCCAACTGCAGAAGGGCCTCGGCTGCGCCCTGGAGATTGCCCAGCGCCATTTGCTTCTCATATAAGGCTCTTAGCTCTTTGACTCGAGCTGACTGCGTGCCCACCTCAGTGGCGGCATCTTTGGCAGCTTTGGATTGCTTCTGCCCAGAGGCTTCTGCTGCCTTGCCTGCTGCTTCAATGCTTGCAGCCATCGATTTAATGGCTTCCTCTGCAGTGGAGCTGGAATCGCCTGTGTCTTTGGTGGCGGCAGCGAGTCCAACGAATCCGTCCTGTGCCAATCGAGCAGCATTCGCTGCGTCATTCATTGAGTCTGCAGCTTTGTCACGCATAGCTTGAGCGGCATCGCCAAAGCCTTCGGCAGCACTGCGTGCATCTTCAGCAGCAAGCCTGAAACTCTCCGACAGTCCCCCGAAAGTCACACTGGCCAACCCATCACGCAGTTTCGCCACCCCGGTGAGCACTATGGAGCCGATCTCTGAAAATACGGAACCAATACCGTATATCGCAGCCAGAACGATATTCACGCCACCAGCCATAACTCCATATGCGAGTTTGACGGTATTACCGGCGGTTGATGCGTATTCGCCGATCTGAGTGAAGACTGCACCTGTCTTGCTTGCAAACTCTTGGATAGACGCAGCTATAACTTGAAAGTCAACCTGGGCAATAAAATCTTTCCACCATTTGATAGACGTGCGGACGGCTTCAGCAAATGCTTCCCCAAATTTTCCAACAGTGCCGTCAGAAACAAAACCGCGAAGTGAATTCGCAAGCCCATTGACCGCATCCTTGAGGACGGGAAGCACAGGCGTGCCAAGTACATTTTTGACCGAGTCCCAGGTGCTTCCAAGGCTGTTCATTGCACCGCCAAGGTTGTCTTGCATGATGGCAGCAGTGCGGGCGGCACTACCTGCTGAATCAGTCAGTTTTCCCTTCAGATCGTCGAGTGCTCCTATTCCTTGGTTTAGCAATGCTCGCAGTGCTGGTCCAGCCTCCTGTCCAACTGCCAAAATTGCGCTAGAGCCAAGCGGCCCCGCTTCAGCGAGCTGACGCAATGCCTGGTCAAAGTTATTGGTAGTGATTCCAATGGCACTCAGGCTTTCGCGGAACTGGCTGGCAGGGTCGGAGAATTGCGAAAGAACACTGTTCAATGCCGTACCAGCACGGCTGGCATCAATCCCGGCGTCAGCGAATTTGCCAATGATCGCAACGGTGGATTCCAAACTGAGACCGAGACTGTGGGCAATTGGAGCGGTGTATGACAGCGCTTGAGCCAAGCCCTGAACACTGGTGTTGGAAGCGTTGGCGCCCTTAGCCAGAACATCAGCTACACGTCCGGCATCACTGAAAGCCAACCCCATGCCCATCACAGCTTTGGTGATGAACTCGGCTGATTCTCCTAGTTGAGTCCCCCCGGCTTGCGCCAACAATAGGACAGGTGGAAGTGCCGTGACGGCCTCTTGTGCACTCAATCCAGCTTTGGCTAGATTTTCTAAGGCAGCAGCGGCCTCCGCACTGGTAAATGCAGTGGTAGCTCCCGCGTCCTCTGCAGACTTGCGGAGAGCCGCCATTTCGGTGGCAGAAGCATCCGTTGCAGCTTTCACTCGCGATAGAGCGGCTTCAAGTTCTCTTGCAGACTCCACACCTGCAGAGAAAAGGCGTACTGTGAAGAAGCCAATGATGGCGACAGCTACTGCAGCCGCCTTCGCCTGAATGCCTGAGAGCACTCCCGTCATCTCATCCTTCAGCCGGATGACAATTTCAATAAGCCTTTTATTCACGCTACATCCCCACAATGACGCATGCCGTCACTGTCGCGTTTTGAGCGCAAATGAATAAGGCCAGCAAATGCTGGCCTTAGAGGAATGTGGGAGGGAGGGCCGGTGTTTAAACCTTGCGCCAGCGGTAGTACTTGCTGATGCCTTCGCCGGTCTTCGTAGAGTCCTGCATGATGGAGCCGGTGACCTTCATATTGATGAAGCCCTTTTCCTGCAGCAGTGCCAAGGATGATGCCACACCTTGGCTTGCGCGCCAAATGTTGACCACGGCAGGTTTGCCCGAGTCAGCTTCATTGAGTCCTTCAAAGATCAGTTCGAGCTCTTTGGGCTTGCTGGTCAGGGCTTCGATGACGGCGTAGTCGGCAAACTCGTAGTCGACCAGGATCTCGTCATCGTCCGCCAGGCCAGTCGCGTTGGGCACGATGTAGATACCGGCTGGCCGCACTTCATAGTTGCCTGCCGCAGGCACCTCGGGCCCCGAGGCCTGGTAGGTGTAGCTGATGTAGAGCGTGGAGTCATCGGCGACATCAGGAGCTGCAGCATCGATCTGCACACCTGCAGGGGTGACGGTGTAGTTGCCGGGTGCCGAGAGAGTCGTTGCCGTGGCCACGCTGGCACCAATGCGCACCGTCACATTGCTGGCATTGAGGTGTGCCAGGGGCACCAAAGCTCCTTTGTCCACGTTCAGATGCTCCTCATCGATGACGGTCGCATTGGTGGGGCTGCCCATCTTCTTCTTGACAGTCACCTTGGATGGGGCCAAGTGCAATGTGGGGCACAGGCCACCACGGGTCACCTTGAAGAGCTCGTCTTTAACTGCACCGGCATCCACGCCAGAGAAAGTACCCTGGCATGCACGAGCCAGGTTGAGAACATTCAAGTCGGCCAGGGTCATGTTGATTTCCATGTCCGTGACGCGGCGCAGCTCGGCGTAGGTGCCGCCACCCATTTGGGTCATGTCAGGCTGCTTCTCGACATCTTCCTTGTGGGTCAGCTCCAGCGCCAGGACATTGCCCACGGGCAACGGGATCTGGGTGGAGCCGTATTCACGGGCATAGACTTTTCCCGCAAGTGCTGCGGGCGCAAAGGTCTTCTTGATGAGGTTTTGTGCAGACATGGTCAATCCTTTGGAGAGTTGCTGATAACACCCTGATCGCGGAGCCATCGGGCGGTTTCGGGATGCACGGAGATTTGAGCGCCCGCAGGTTTGCGTTCGCCCTGGTGTTCGTGTTCACGGACCAAGGTTACGGACACCATTGCTGGTGAGGTGGCGACCAGGCGTGATGGCTTTTTGGTGGTGTTGGCAGTAGTGCTGGCTTTGGTACTCATTCGGTTCTCCATTCCGCCCAGTTGCGGGTGCGTAGCTCCAGGAGAGCGCTGTGGCACAGTACGCCGCAAAACAACACAGGGCCGGCGCTGGCCACCTGCACACCACGCTCCTGGGCAACGCTTGCCCCAAGCAAGTTGGGAAGGCCCAAGGTGGGGGTGACGCGCACGGCATCGCGCATGTGCTCCACCAGTTCATCAAACACCAGCTCGCTGCCGATATCGTCTTGAAACGCCAGGTAGCCCCGGATGTGCCAGGTGTGCTCATTGAGGACACGACCGTTCTCGGTGAGCTCGGTGGTCTCGACGCGGCGCACATACCAGCCTCGAATGTGCGGGGCAGCACCAAAGGCATCGATGCCAGGGTCGGCTGCGGTATAGACGTACAGGCCACGAAAGGTCTGCTCGCTGGAGGCCCAGCGCTCGCGGTGGTGGACGATGCCCACGCCAGGAACGGAGCGCAGTAGGGACACCAGGGCGTCACGGCTTTGGGCCAGGGTGCTGGGCATGGTCATGGTGCGGCACCTCCGGCCAGCAGCTGGGCGATCTGGCCGGCAGCGGTTTCAAACATGGCCACGATCTGACCTTCGGTGGCCAGGGCTGCCCGCTCGAGCGGGCGCTGGGGCTTGGTGCCACGCTTGGCAATCTTGCGCGCCACCAGGAACGCCACGCGCTTGACCTCTTTGGGATCTCGGATGCCAAGCACTGCTCGTACCCAGGGCTCCATGGCAGCCACAGGCGGCATGTGGGGCTTGGTGCCCAGTTCAAGAAATACCGCAGTCGGCTGGCTGCTACTGACCACGCCCAGCACTCCCGCTGGGGTGGTGAACACATCCGTGATGAAGCTGCGTGCCGTGATGCCTGTCACCTTCGGTGTGTTCTCCTGGGTTTCGCGCTGCACCAGCAGGGTTGCCTGGTGCATGGTCGCTTCTAGGACTTTCTGTGTTTCCGCTGGCGCTTCACGGAGCCCACGGGCATACGTGGTCAGGTCGCCGATGCTGATGGAGACATTCATAGGAATGGTTCTCCCCGGCGAAACAGGCGTCTGCGACCAGGCCAACTGGCGACAGCAGCAGCTGGAGTCAAGGCGCTGCCATTCTCTGCCTGAGTCAAAGGATCGACCACACCGATGCCAGCGTAGTAGCCAGCGCGGTATTCCTTGGCACGACGTGCATACATGCTGGCCTTGCTTTCCGTGCGCGAGACATCGGCCCCAATGGCTGATTCACGCTCGGCAGAAAAGCGGGTGGCCAACTGCTGGCATAGCAGATGGGCGGCATATTGCGCGACGGGCCATCTGTGCAGCGCAGGGATCGTGTCGGTATCGCCCTCCAAGATATGCGGAAGACTGAACTTTACGCGAACCACAGCGCCCTCAGGCAGTGACCGGACCGACTCCAGGCCCCAGGTGCCAATCAGATCGCGATACGCATCCACAAAGAGGAGCGAGGCTGGATGCTGCCCCACGGGATACTCCGCACTGCGCACGATGGCCTCGTCGGCCCAGCCAGCAGGCACTGGCCCAAAAACACCATGCTGGAGCCACACAACATCTTCCGTGAGCGCCCGAGGCACGTCTGCCCCATAGCGCAGTGCCGCTTCCTCAATGGCGCGGCGCTGAACGTCGGGTGCAACGTTGGAGGCCTGGTCTGGGACCAGGTCCGTCACGAGTTGCTGAAAATCGGCAAATGCCACTGTCGATCCTTTAAAGGCTGCTGGGTTTGTGAAGGTTCCGCAGGCTGCAGCCCCTTTACAAACCCACCCCTTACGGGGTGGGCCGGGTTCATTCACAAAGGAGAACCACTCCCTAGGCGCTGTGCGGCGCCTCGCTCTCCGCTGGGTGTGTCAGGTCAGGCAACCACCGATTTGCCGAATGCGCGGAAGTCCGTCACTGCGCCGCCGTAGATGTGGCGCAGCTTGTAGGTCAACTTGTCGGCGGTGAACATCGAGCCCACGGTGGGCGAGTCCTGCACGAACAGCTCGGGCTCTTCCTTGCCGTTCAAGAAACCCATCTCGATGCCGGGAATGTCGGCAGGGTCGGCAGCGGTGCACCAGTCGTTCGCGTCCGTCCAGTACCACACAGGAATGATGTTCATGGTCAGCGACTGCATGAACGTCTTTTCGTTGTTGGTGGCCAGCTTGAACAGATCGACTGCTGCTTCCTGCAGGTCCACTGGCACGATCATGCGCGTGGGCGTAATGCCAATGCGATCATTGCTGGACAGCTCGGTTTGCTTGAGCATGGCCAGGCGGTGGGCAGCGAGCGAGGTCTTGTCCAGGGCCGTCGTAAACAGGTTGTTATGGTCAGCGTGGAACAAGGCCTTGCCGTCGTAGATCACGGCGTTGGAGCGCAGGAAGTCGAAGGCGAACTTCGCCAGCGTGCGCTTAGCTGCGCGCGAGAGCTTGGTCGGGATGCGACGAATCACGCCCACGTCATCGTTGGTGATCATCTCCAGCGTCACGTCCTCGGTGCCGCCGCGCTTGGTGACACCATAGGTGGCCTCCTCGTCCGTAGGGCTGGTCAGAGGCAGGTAATCAGCACCTTCGGCCACCGCAGGCAAGTCACCATAGCCGCCCCAGCGCGTGCGATGCTGCATGCGGAAGTCGCTCACAGGCACCACGTTGACGATCTGACGCCAGCCATCGAAGTCCACGGCTGCACGATACTCGGAGAGCATGCGGCGCGCCACGGCATCGCCCAGCACTTCGCTCAGCGAAGATGAGCCCAGAGATTCAACCAGGCGCGACTGATCGCATTCACGCAGGCGGCCGGTGACGCGGCGGTCCCCCGTCATCTCGATGTAGCATTCCTTGAAGGATTGCACGCTGCCGTGGCTCTTGTGGGCAGGGTCAAAGAATGCGTCGAGCATGTCGCGCATGTTGAGGCTGCGGTCACCCACTTCGATGGAGCCCTCGCCGAACATCGGAACGCGCACAGCACCGGATTCGGTCAGGCGGGCCACATACTCGCCCTCGGCTTTGATCATGTCGCCCACCGCTGCTTCTGTGAGGCGGTTGGCCGCTGCCAATGCAATCTGCGTCTGCAGGCGGTCCTTGGACGCTTGAGGCAGCTTGGCGGCATTGACGCGGTCACGGGCCGCATTGCGCTGCTCGAAGACCTGCAGATCTGCACGAGTCAGAGGCGTGTTGTCACCCTGCGCCTCGGTCACGCGTTGCACGCCTGGCGAAGCAGCAGAATCAGGCACCAGCGAGCCGCACACGGCTTCGTAGAGGGTTGTCACTTCGTCGTCCGAGACGGTGTCCACCTGAATGGTGGCGTGTTTGGCTGGGTCTTTAGCCTTGATGGCTTCCAGCATGCGTTGCTTCCACAGAGGCATGGCGCTTCCTTCTTGGGTAGTTGAGATATCGGCGGCGGCTTCGGTCAAACGATCCAGGCCGCCACCAGCGCCTGGCTCGACAATCAGGTCCACCGAATGCACCTTCACAAAGCGCACTGCTTCGCGCAACTGCTCGGTACCCACCTTGCGCTTCTTGGTGCGTGCGCTGGCATCGATGGACAGCCCTAGCAATCCCTGCATGCCTCGCTTGACTGCTTCCACCATCTTTTTGACAGTGGAATCGGTGGGGTCGATGGGTTTGAAGGTGCCAACGAGCGAGCCGGTATCGGGCGTCTTGCCTTCGACAAACCGCACGTCGTAGATACCGCCGATGAGGTTGTGGACGTCCTTTCCTTTGCCGGCCAGGTGGTCGGCGTCAGATTTGGAGAACACTCGCACGCCCTCGAACATCGGGACTGCTTCGCGCAATGGCGCATCGGGGTAGTAGTTGAGGTTGCCGCTGCGCCCGCCCCGGATGAGGGTTACCTCGATAGAGCCGTCTTGGGCCTCGCGGAAAGCCACGTCCAGCGATTCGCGCAGCACGGTCTTGTCGGCGGGAACGGTGGGCACATACGTTTCCACCACTTCCACAGGCGCAGTCAGGGTGACCTGGTCGCCCGAGGGCGTTGCGGCCACGGTGTAGCCGTACTGGTACTTGCGACCGCCCAGCTCCACAATGGCGCGGTCAGCGTAAATGGCTGTCAGGGACACCCAGCGGTCATTGGCAGACTTGGTTGGATAGATGGCAGCGCCAACGGCGGCACGCACCAGGTCGATCAGCTGCCGAAAATCGCGCTCAGGAGACGCCGCAGCTTCGCGCATGGCCGATTCGACGGCACCAGGCGTCTGCAGGCCGCCGCATGCGGCCAGCGCTGCAAGGATTTGAGCTAACGTCATAGCAGCGTTACTCTGCCTTGATGGCGCCGGTCAGCTTCTGGCCATCCTTGGTCACCACCACGACATAGTCGCCGTAGTCCTTGAAAGACAGCACCTCCGCTTCGGTGACAGGCACCTGCTTGGAACGGGCCACCTTGGCGGGCTTATCGTCTTTGCCTTTGCCGTCGACCAGCTCGGTGACGGTGCGCATGACGCATTTGGCCGCCTGCGCAGCGCTCAGCTGCCGGGCGAGTTGATTGGATTTGGGGTCTTTGTCGTCTGCCACTGGTCACTCCATCTGTTGAGGAACATCACGCGGATTTGTGATGGAGTGACTGTGCCTGGCGAGGCGCAAATGAATAAGGCCAGCATGTGCTGGCCCTTGAAGCGATTCATTCTGTCAGCTAACGAGTATCAACTGACCGAACTTTAGGCCTGGTTTTTCTTGTTAATTTGAGCGCTAAGCCACAGTATGTATTTCCTCAATCCTGAAGCAAACAACGGAGTTTTCAAAGCTTTGTAATCTATTTCATCCAAAGGATCTGAAACTTCGTCGGGCCAATAACTGAAGTGATGGATGACAAGAGCTGAGTTAGCAGCAATTCCCTCTTCATGTTTTTGCAAATCGTGGTTGAAGTGAGTGAAAAAGAACTCAGACTTCAGCTTCGGTGAGTTGAGCGCCAAATGGAATTTTTGCCTCCAGTATTCCTCGTGCTCCTCCAGAATAATTTTAAGTTCTGATCCCACTATCAAATTGCCAATTTTTTGCGCGCGAGCCAGATGCCGAGCGCAAGTTAGCCAGCTCAACCTATCGTCTTTGGGATGTGGTGGAACATCGCTTATCCATACACTGTATGCCCACTCATACGACTTAATAGCTTGCTCTAGGTACTTTTCATCTCGTATCCATTGACGTTCATTTGCATAGGCTCTTCGAGTAAGGTCAGTACCAAGAGCGACAGCTGCTAGTGCAAGCGCGGCAAACAATGCATTCACACCTCCAAACAAGTCACCAAGCTGGCCGAGTTTTTCTAAATTGCAGTTGGCACAAGCGTAGTTGAGAAATAGCTGTGCTCCAATGCTCCCCCAAAAGAGCCAGAGTAGTGGTAGCGCGAGTACGATAGACCCGGCGATCACCACATAGCGATGCTTCTTCCAAAAAACTCCTATCTTTTGCCTCTGTGCTTCGCATTCATCCATGTCCAAACCTGATTAGCGTTATTGAAAGGTTGCAACTCTACCTTTAAACATGGTTTAAATCGACCGCCAAGGCATCTCTCTCGCATTTTTCATGGGGTAGCCGCAGCAGATGGCCTTAAAGGCTCCTAGCCGCTATTCACTCCTGCCGCTGCCCAACCCGCTTTGCTGCCTGGTCAAGAGCGGCTTTCTTCCCATCCTGCTGTAGCTCAAGCTTGGTGAACGGCTTTGCACCAGGTGTGGTCATGCTCCACTCCTTCATCCAGGGAAGAGAGATACAGCCGCAATGAATGACCTGCTCGATGGGCGCACGGGGGTCATGCGGACACTGCATCAGATCAACCCCACCGCCAGGGTTTGGTACCTTAAACGGTTCTTTGGCACCCACTACCTGGCCATCAATGAGGTCATGGTTCCATCGACTGTGCGTCTTCCCGCTGCGACGCCATTGTTTGCCAATGCCAGGCACTAGTTCCTGGGCTTGCGCGAGGCGCTCATTAGATGCCAGAGCAAACGCGCGGCTTACCTCGGTGCGCACGATGGCCGCTGCTCGCTGGGGCGCATCGTTGCCAAGAATCTTCTGCACCTTCTTGATGGCGTCAAACGGTGACTTGCCGCCAATGGTGACCAGGCCGAGCTCGGTGCCGATCTTGCGCAGGGACTCGGTCCCAACGTCCCGCAGGCGCAGTGTTCCGAATGCACGCATTTGTTTGAGCACGGTGGCATCGAGCTGAGACAGCTGCAGCTCTACCCTGTGTCCGATGATGGCCAGGGGCTTGTCCACAAATTCCTCGCCCAGGCTCCAGGCATCCTGCAGGCGTAAGCCGAACACGGTGCCGGCCTGGCCAGTCGCGCCCGTCAGCACATCATCGATCTGCCCCAGCAGGCGAGACAGCTGCCACAGCTTCCAATCCGATGGCTGGCTGGCCAGAGTGGCCTGGATCTGGGTGCGGGCTTCCACCAGTGTTCGGAGCACCTCGGCTTCACTCGATAGCAGCAACCTGGCGCGCTCGCGCAAGCGAAGCGAGAGCTCAGCTTCAAATGCGCGGCGCTTCTTATCCGCTGGATCAGGCTTGGTTGCCATTTACCAGCTCGCTATCTGCATTGCCCTTGTCTTTGGCCTTGGCCGCAGCTTCATTTTTGGCTGCATTCAGGTCGCCGGGCAGGTTGGTGAACACGTCGCTGGCCGCTTTCTCTTTGGCACGCGTCTGGGCTTCCTGACGTGCAGCTTCCAGCTCAGTCTTGGCATCAAAGTCTTGGCCGAAGCGCTGGGCCACATCAGCAACGATCTTCAACGCAGTCTCTTCGGTCATCAGGCCTGCATCGATCAGCTGAATCACCGCTGTCACCACAGTCTGCATCGCGCTGGCAAACTTGGTGAGATCACGGTTGAGTAGCTCTGGGAATACGGCGGTGACCTGCCATTCATCCTCGGACCAATCTGGCGTTACACCTCTGGTACGGGCATTGCACAGCAGAAGATAGCGGCCGATCTCTTCAAGCATCAGCTTCAGGAACGACTGCCGGCTGCTGTACATCTTGAAGGTGGGCTCACCCATCTCAGAAGCCGCTGCGCGGTTCACGTCACCCCCACCCCCAAACCAGTGCTCGGGCATGGTGCTGCCGCCTAGAACCTGATTGCGCAATAGGCGTGCGCTCTGGCTAGTGTCTGCCGATTGCAGCTCTGGTGCCATGGGTTTGAGCTCGACCTGGTCGTTATGCACAAAGGTGCTGTTGGGGCCAGGTGGCACAAACGTCTTCTCATACTTGGCGACGGTCGCTTCATCAGCGCCCTTGAGGGTGACGTCCCAGACGAACGAGCGAAGATAGCCGATGCGGTCGATCTCACCAAACAGAAATTCGTCGTAGGCATCGAGCCAATCCATCTGACCCAGAAGATCGGACCGGCCACGGCTCCCATTGGGAAACTTGTTGAGCTGGTACAGCACGCAGTCGCCATCCGTGAACGACTCGGCCCGGATGCGCGTGGTGTTAGCGCTGAACAGTTCTTGATCCTCTCCAAGGACGATGACGCGGTATTTGAACTGGCGTCCACGGCTATCACGCTTGGTGATCACGCCAATGGGCTGCTCTGGGTTGTCCGGGTCGTTGACCACGGTGGCGATCTGGCGCGGGTCCAAGTAGCCAAAGCGCACAAAGCCGTCACCCTCACGCACATTAGCGATATAGCACTGCTCACCCATGAGACCCAGAGCACGCACTCGAGGCTGCAGCTTGAGCGGCCAGTTGTTGATGGGGTCAGACCAGAACGAATTGAGCAGCTTCTGGTGCTCTTCATTCTTGCATTGCAGGGTAACTCCCTCGGCCAGCAGATAGGCCAGTGGCAGCTCCACCAGGCGGTTGGCCAGGAGGTTGCTCTGCCACAGGTGTTCGGCCAGCTTCTGCATGCGGTCCTGGGCCATGGGCGCCAGGTCGCGCTCATTGATAGAGTCCAGGCCGTTGCCAGTCACCCGGCGCCAACCGGCTTCACCATCGCCCTGGGCGCTTGCGGCTTCCCGCATTGGTGCCGATGCTGGGCTTACGGGTGTGGTCGGTGCATCTGAGAGAGCTGAAGTACCAAGGCCTAGCGCGGCCTTAAATGTGTTGAACCATCGCATGGCTTAGCCCTCCATCTGCAGCTCGGCGCCCACCAGGGCGAATGCCATGCGACCGTGGTCGTTGTGGACAGCGACGACCTCGCGCAGCTTGGCTGCTGCGAGCTCAACGCCATCACGGTCAGCAGGCGGCAGATCGGCAATGGCGCCTTTGATCAGCAGGAGGGTAGCTTGTTCTTCAGTCATTTCATCCTCGGCGATACATGCGCGCCGACTGGCGTGCATAGCGCTCGCGGGCGCTTTGGTGTTGGTGGTTGGTGTTCCCGCCCTGGGCTGCAGCGGCAATGCCGCCCGTGACGGCCAGCATGTAAAGCATCTGCACCATGTCGGGACCGTCATCGTGGTCGGCCTTGGGAAAGTGGCGGAACTGGTCGATCAGAGTGGTCTGGCTGGAATGCAGACGGATCAGGCCGTTATGCATATGGGGCTGCAGGCTCTCGATTCGCAGCACCTTGTCGCTGATGGGGGTCAGGGCGCGCGCTGGCACAGGAATGCCAGCCTGGGCGCTGCGCTTGACCAGCTCGGTGCGCAGGAATTCCTGAAACTGCACCGACTCGATGCCCCAAACAATGCAGCAGTACTCGGCCTGCATCTCGATCACATCGCTGATGATGCGGTCGGGCACGCGCTTTTTGATGACAGCTTCGACCACGTCCAGGATGCCGGTTTCGCGGTTGTAGCCGCCTACGCCAATGGCGCTGGGGTCGCGGCTGTTCCCAGCCTTGCCGAGCGACGGATCGCAGGCGCCATAGAAAATCCAGTCCGTCAGGCGATTGACCCAGAACCGGATGGAATTGGCAAACGGGGCATCGTCGCCCGCCGTAGGGTCGTTCTGCTGCTCGCTGTCAAAGGCTGCGTGACCTTCACGGGCGCGGCGAATCATGAGCTTGACCAGGGGCCGCAGCGCAGGCCAGGACACCTGGGCGCCCTTGTCCATTTCTGCCTGGTTCTCCTGGTAGAGCCGCATGGCAGCGGCCTCGCCCAACTGCGGCGTTTCGCCGGCGATCAAGAGGCCTTCAAACTGCTCCCACAGGTCCATGCGGTCGGGCCACCGAATGACGGCTCTGAAAACCTTGTGATTCCAGAGCGGGTTCTTGAGGAAGCGGGCGAGCACGCTGTCATAGTGCAAGACAGTGCCAACCAGGATGGCATCCATGGAGTCGTCTGGTGGTCCGAGCGACAACACGCTCTTGGTGACAAAGGCCTGCAGCTTGTCGCGCTGGGCCGGCGTGTTGACGTTCTCGTCGTTCTCGATGTCATCACAGATGGCCAGATCTGGTCGGTGAGCACCATGTCGTCGACCCCGGATTTTCTTGGACGAGCCAAAGGCCTCGACCTTACGGCCGTTGGCAGTGACGATCACGCCGGCACGCCACACGCGGCCCTGGCCACAGGCTTCGGGGAAGTCGCTAGCAATGCGCGGGTTGGCTTCGAGCTCGGCCTTGATGGCTTCGAGCATCTCGGCGGCCTGCTCGAATGCATCCATCACGATGATGACGTACCACTTGGCACCTGTTATCAGGCACCAAGTGGCAAAGCTCATGCTGATCTTTGTGGACTTGGCCTCACCTCGAGGCGCTGCAATGGCGTCGCGCTGGCCCGTGGATGCATTGACGATCTCGGGCAGGCGTTTGTAGAGGTATTTGTGCAGCTCGCTGGGCTCGGCCTTGCCATAGTGCGGGAAGTAGTGCCGATCCCAGTACTCAAATCCGTTTACCGGGTCACAGACCAGGCGGCGACGCTCTGCAATGGCTGCTGGGCTGTTGTCCCAGCCATCCATGTTGGCATCGACCTGCTTACGCAGATCGTCGGCCAGCGCTGCCAGGCCTGCCAAAAAGTCTTTACTGCTCTTGGCCATTACCGCTGCTCCAAAGAGTGCAGGTAGACAAACAGCCACTTAAACTGCCACTGCTTGTTGCCGTAGCATTTAAAGCGAGGCAGCAAACACCAGTCACGTGGGTCCATCAAAATGAGTACGAGATCACGTTGCGACACGGCAACCTCCACCAGCAAGCAGTAGTAGCAATGCCTTGCCCCAATGGCCTTCTACCAAAAGCCAGACAAACAAGATGGCGCTTAGCATCGCTATCGCACCTTCGCAAGCTCTGCGCCAAATGGCTCCAACATCTCGACCAGCGCCGAGAGGTGCTGCGGGAACTGTTGCTGCGCAAATGAGGCAAAGCGCTGCAGGACGTCGAGCTGCACCGCCTGGCGGTCAAGCTCGGGATTGAGGCGCTTAAAAGCAGCCATCGTCTTGTTGAAACTGTCGCTCATGCTGGCGAGCGTTTCAGCACGGGCCATGGCGGACATGTCCTTGGCATCGCGCAGCAGATCCATGGTGGCCTGGTGCTGTACCAGGTAGTCCTCGAGCAGCTTGGTCGAGAGGGCTTTAAAGTTGTCATCCCCCAAGGCCACGGCTGCTCGGCCCGTATCCCAATCGTCGCCTTGGGCAGCGGCTTCCTGCTTCCAGCGATTGGCCGTGCCGCGTGGTACACCGAGCTTTTTGCAGGCAGCATCCATCGGCAAGCGCTGAAACACATACAGGCCGCGCAACTGGGTGCGTTTTTCCTTGCCGTGTGCCATCAGTTGCCCAGCCCGCCGCCGCCACGTATGAACTGACGAATGCCTTCGACCACTAAGGCAGTGCCAACAGCGACCGCACCACCCGAGACTGCACCAGCCACGGCGGCTTTCTTCTCGACCTCGCGCAGACGCTCATCCAGGCCTTCGTAGTGCTCCTCCATGCGCGATTCCATCCGGTCCATCCGGCGGTTTTGCAAGTCCTGGCCTTCCTTGATGGACTGCACCAAGCCATGGATTTGACCAAGGATGAAATCCTGGTTGCTGCTCTTTGGGGTGTTGTTATCCGATTGGTTCATGGCTGAGAGTTGGTCTTTGTGCCGGTCTGGTTGAACAATTGGGCGCGGCACGATGCGTAGGCCGCATTGATGGTTTCTGCCTCGGCAATTACTGCTCCAAGGCGCTCCGAATTTCCCTGTGGAAGTAGCCCGTAGGTTTGGGTTGGGTCTGCTGCACCAGAGTTGATGGCGGGGGCAGGTTGACCCTCGGAGCTTCCACCACCTGACCCACAGGCTGGGGTGGTGGTGACGATGCGCACCCGAACAGGCCGGCGCTTGAGCTCATCACCAAGGCGAGCAATTTCCAGTTTTGTGGATTCATCGGTTTTCTCCTGCTGCTGGCGGTTGCGATTCAAAGCAGCCTGTGCGGTATCGCGCTCAGTGGTGAGCCGGTCCAGCGTCTTTTGCGCATTGCGGTTTTGCTCTCGCACATCAGCCTGCAGGCTCTGCAGGTCTTTGGTCGCGATGGTCGCTTTGGATCGGTAGTGGTCAGTGCTCCAGGAGAGCAGCAGCACCAGCGCAGAGGCTGCGAGCAGGAGCCATCGCGTAATGGGACCAAGGATTGGGTTCATGGCTGCGCCTTCCAGGTGCTGGTGGCAAAGTCATAGTTGGCACGTAGCAAAGCAACGCCCTTCAAGCAGCTGCTGCGCTCTTTGAGACGCCGGTTGTAGAGCCCCTGCACATAGCGGTATTCCCATGCGCCATCGGCCGTGCGCTTTCCCGTCTTGGTATAGCTCCACGCTGGCGTGCCGTCAGGACCATGCGCCAAGGCATCGCAAGCTGCCTCGTATTGCTTGGTATTGAGCAAGCCCATGGCCCTGCTTGCGCAGGTCGAGGGCTCACCAAAGTTGTGCCCGTGGGAGGAGAAGGCGTCCAGAATGGGCTGCGAGACCGGCACCCTGATGCAGTTCAGCACCTTTGCCTGGCCGCGACCTGCGACCTGGCTGCCTACTGACCAGCATTGCTGATCGGACCAGTAGTCGCCCAGCACGACAGGGACAGGACTGACGGCCTTGGTGAGTCCTACGCAGGCGGTGGGAATGCCGCCTGCTACGTTGTCTGCATAGACGATGTTTTTAAAGCGAGGCGTGCCATCGGGCTTCGGCGGTCCATCTTCGTAGTTGGACAGATATGCGACATAGCCGGCACCGCCCAGCACAAGCGGGATGCCGAAGCGGATAACAGTTTGGCCGAGTGATTGAGACATGCCTCGACTGTCGTTGCGCCGAGGCAAATAAATAAGGCCAGCATATGCTGGCCCTAAGAAGGACGATGCCCTTTTTTAGGATACATGGGCTATCGCAAAGATGCAATGCGTGGTCATCGCTGATTCTGAATTGATGTTACGACTCCATTATTGGTGTAAATGTAGACGTCGCTATCGCGGTAGACGAACTGCTTAAAAATGCCAGTTGCATTACGTGTGACATTCACCTTGCTTGCGGGAGAAACAACACCAAATCTTGAGCACTGCAGAAACCTATCTTCAGTCCATCCTATTTCAGGGTAGCTGGGCAGATCATCCATTCCGCAAGTCTTTGCAGCATCACGGATTCTCTTGTCTAGGATGACACCGTAATTGTCTAGGGAGTTGGCTGATTTGGTGTTTCGGATGGTCACCTCTTGGCCTTTGTCCGATGCCGTGCAGGGCTGCTCCTGGTAGCTGACTTTGCCCGAAGCGTCAGTGCATTTGTTGATCGCCCATGTGGAAGGGCAATAGGCAGACCCCACGATAAGTGAGGCAGCTGCAATAAATCGAATAGTCATGAGTACCTCATTCAATCAAAAGTAATACCACCCCAGCGCACACGGCCAAGTATTTCGAAGTCTCGACCTTCTTCGGTCACATCGATCTCGAACGATGCAAAGTCGGAGTTTGCGCTGCTGACATGGAACATCTTGTTTGGGAAACGTTGAATCATTTTTATAAGTAGAGCCCCATCGATTCTTATTCCATGAATGCCTTCCGCACGCACATCAGTCGCCCTTCGGTCAAGCATGACCGTGTCCTTGGACTTCAAGTAGGGCTGCATGGATTTGCCCTCAACGGAAACTAGGCTCAGGTCGTTGTGATGGATATCCAGTTCTTGGCGAATGTATTTGACATCAAAAGGGCGCATCGCAATGACACTCTCAACGTCAGCAAAGAGACCATTGCCCGCTGATAGAGCGACATCGAAGTGCGGCACAAAGACGTAGTCGCCTTGCTCGATAGCTTTCGTATCGATTGGGACCTGAAGTGTCCTCATCTGGCCTGTGAGTAGCCATTCAGGTGTGCATTTGCCAATCTCTGCCATGCGCAAAAGTGTGAAGGCATCTGGAACGGTCAAGCCACGCTCGAACTTGCCAATGGTGTTGACGTGTAAGTCAAGTTGTCTGGCGAATTCATCACGCGAAATGCCGCTCCTGCACTCACGGATGCGGTCGCCCAAAGACGCCGCATATGCGTCACGAATTTCTGTGCTGTTTTCCGTCATCTACATATTTTAGTGTGTCCATGGACACTAAAGCACACCCAAAAATGTAAAAAAGCATTGGGCTATCAACAATTTAGTCATCCATGAGCACTTCAATTGGTGCATCAACACTTAAATGAGTGCAAAAATTCCTTGGCTTTGCATTCTTTTGTGTTTATAGTCATGCTCATGGACACACAAAAATGTATGAACCAAACAGATTGGCACCCAGCCGATGTGAAGGCTGCACTTGAAAAGAGGGGTGTAAGCCTGCGGAAATTGGCGCATGAGCATGGCTACTCACACTTTCAGCGCGTTTTGTCTACGCATTGGTGGGCAGCTGAGCAAATAGTGGCTGCGGCGCTAGGCCTACCTGCAGATGAAATCTGGCCATCTCGCTATGCCATGGAGAGAACAAAGGCAAAGGCTCGCACGGTAAAGATTGCAGTCAGCCGCTCCGGTCGCATTCGCAAGCTCGGAGGGACCAAGGCATGATCTGGCTTACCGCTCGTGAACTAGCAGGCCTGCCCGGCATGCCAAGCTCTGAACGTCGCACCCGAGATCGCCTAGATGAAATGGCTGTTGCATCTCGTCAGCGCGAGGGCCGAGGTGGTGGTCTTGTCTATGACTGCTCTGCGCTTCCAGAAGATACCCGTGCCGCTATCGCGGCTCGCCAGATCACCGCAGCAGCAGCCGTTGCCTTGACTGTGGTCGACACACCTGCAGTGCAGTCCTTCGCACCTCCTGCAGCGCCTGAGAAACCCGGCACCTTAGTTCCTACTCCTGCGCCAGGAAGCCGCCAACCTAGCCAGGCAGACAAGGACGTTGCCGATGCACGTATGCGTCTTGTGACCATGGTGCAAGGCATGGTGACGCTGGGTGGCTTGCGCCGCGCATGCCAGCTGCTGGCAGCCCAGATCATGACTGGTGAAGCTGGCGGTGAAGTCCAATCGATTGCCCGCCTGGCCAACCAGCGTGCCCGGGGCGACATGGTCAGCGCCCGCACCCTGGAGCGCTGGGTGGGGTTGCAGCGTGCTGATGGCTGGTGGGGCTTGTTGCCCGCCCAGGTAGAGAACGCCCGCATCCCATACTTTGAGGATGACGTGGCTGCAGTGCTGGGCATGTACCACAGCCGGGATTCGCGCTTTCGCAAACTCAGCAATGCCGCCAAGGAAGTGACTCGCAGCATGGAGCGTGACTTTGACTCTTGGCAGAGCCTGTACCACCGCGCCCGCCGCGCTCTGGACAAGATCGGCCAGTCAGCAGAGGCCAATGTGGCTTTGATCAAAGCTCGCCACACCGGCGCACAACGCGATGCCAAGCTGCCATTTCAGCGCCGCGACTCCAGCATGCTTGATCCGCTGGACGTATGGGTGATCGACGGCCACACCTTTAAAGCCAAGGTTCGCCATCCTGACCATGGCGCTCCTTTTGCGCCCGAGCTCACGCTGGTGCTCTCTGCCAGCTGCCGGATGATCATGGGCTGGTCTGTGAACTTGTCCGAGAACGTGATGGCGGTGGGCGATGCTTTGCGCCACGCCATCGGGCAGCACGGTGTGCCAGCCATTCTCTACGGTGACAACGGTGCAGGCGAAACCGCCAAGGCTATGGACTGCCCGATTGATGGATTCTGCGCACGCCTTGGTATTGAGCACCGCCTGGGCATCCCTGGCAAGCCCCAAGGCCACGGCGTGATCGAGCGCAGCTGGCAGACCCATGCGATCAATGCAGCGCGCAGGTTCGGTAGCTACCAAGGCAGGGACGTAGACGGTGGAACATTCCGTAAAGTCGCGGCCGAGCTGGCGAAGGAGCAGCGCGCCATCAAGCGTGCATCAGAGACGGGCGAGGTGATCCAGCTCTCGCCCAAGGCTCCGACCTGGCAGCAGTTCCTGGATGGCATCGAAGTGATGGTGCAGCAGTACAACACTGAGCACCGTCACCGCAGTTTGCCAAAGCGCGCCGATGGCAAGCGCATGACGCCCGCAGAGGCCTTTGCAGCCAGCTTCAACGCTGAGCTGCAGATCAAGCCATCACAGCTCGAGCTGCGCATGCTCTTCATGCCCTCGATCATCCGCACTGCCAAGCGTGGCGAAGTGGTGTTCTTCAACCAGCACTACCAGGCGCCAGAGCTGATGCGCCGCGATATCGATGGCCGCGAGGTCAGCGTGCGCTACGACATCCACGACCCGAATTTTGTGATGGTCTACACCTTGGGCGGTGAGTTTGTGTGCGAGGCCCGCTGGAATGCCAACCGCAAAGACTTCTTCCCCAAGCCGGTCATCGAGATGGCACGCGAGAAGCGCGTGGGCGCGGCCATCAAGCGCCGCGAGCAGCAGATCGATACAGCATTGCGCGAGCTCGGCCCCACTGTCGATACGCGCACCCTCACTGGTTTTTCCCTGCCGGAGCCGCGCAGCCGTTCGGTTGTGCCCACCACCTTGGAGATGCAGTTGCCTGCTCTTCACACACTCCCTGTTTCCTCCGAGGCAGCAGCTGAGCAATCAGCTGCAGGCAGGCCTTTCTTTGATACCCCGAGCGACCGATACGAGTGGCTGATGAACAACCGCGAGCACTGGCAAGCAGATGACCAGGCATGGCTGAGCAACTACGTACAGACCGACAGCTTTGGCGATCTGAGGGAGTACTACGAAAACAGGGGGATGGGATGGAGCGGCGAGGAAAACGCCGGGGGTTTTAAGAGTGCCCTGTGATGGCGGCAACCACCACAGAGCGTGCCTGAAGTAACGCGAAACAAGCGAAGGAAATATAAAGTGAAAAAAGGATTTGTGCAAACTCAGAATTTCCGCCTCCTCAAGGAAGCAGAAAAAATCGTGGCCCGTCGTGGGGCACGCGAAGCCGGCCTGGTGTTGATCCAGGGCGTGTATGGCATTGGCAAGTCCGAGCTCACTGAGCGGTGGGCAAGCGAAAGCGGCCATGTGTTTATCCGCAGCCAAAAGGTCTGGACCAGCAGAGCGCTGCTCGAAGAGGTCGCAACGAAGTTGGGTCTGTCCGTACGCGGAAGTGCCAAGGATGTGCAAAACCGCATTACCTCGCACCTGGCAGTCAGCATGCAGGCGCTGATCTTCGACGAGGCCGACTACCTGGCGGACATGCGCAACGCTTCGAAGCTGGAAACCATCCGTGATATCTCGGACGTGACAGGCACGATGGTGTTCTTGGTGGGAATGGAAAACTTCCCGGCCATTGTTCAGCGATACGACCACATCGCCAGCCGTGTCGCCCGTATCGTCCAGCTGCATTTGCTCACCCTTGCCGACGTTCAGATGACTTGCAAAGCCAAGTCCGAGGTCGCGCTCACTCCTGCTTTGGTCGAGCAGATTCACCGGGACAGCAAGGGCCGCATGCGCCACGTGCTCAATGCCATTGCCAACATCGAAGTATGGGCCGAGGCCAACAGCTGGACCGAAGTGGACGTCGCGCACATCAAAGGCAAGTCCTTGTGCGCAGACTTCACCGGCCATCTCACAAAGCGAGGTGTGTGATGGCATATCCAACATCTTGGTATGTGGTGCCAGCCCTTGCCGCGCTCGCTCAGCATGCAAGCGCCAAGAATCCGTTGGTCAATGCTGCGCAGCTAAGCGCCTGGGCAGATAGCGATCAGCTGGAATTCTCTCCTGGCACAGCGGCAATGGCGTTGAGCACCTTGCAAAGGAATGGCTGGTGCACTATTCCTGGTGGACGCCGTCGCCCTAACAATTTGGTCACCGAGTACCTGGTCACGTCTATTGGCTTACAGGCCGCACTTATGGCCTGGCGGAGCATGCCAAATGGGCCTGTGCCAGACAAGGATGAGCTGAGCACCCGTCTGTGGAACTTGCTGCGCATTCGCCGGCGCCTCACGCCCGAAGAAGCTGCAGAGACTCTGGTAGATGCAGACGCTGACTTCGCTGCCAAGAAAAAGCGCATTGGTGCCTTGCTGGCAGCATGGGCAAAGCACGCGCCAACTGCGGTTACCACTGGGTTGAAGCGAGAAGGTGGTCAGATTCGCTACGTTCTGACTGAGGACTGGGGGCGTTGGCCTGCACCATCCAAGGCCGGCCAGTTCCACCCGGTGATGTTTGCTCATGCCCAGGCTATCCCCGACCGTTATCGCAAGAAGGCGTCGCCGGTTTCTGAGGAGGCTGATCAAGCATGAAGCCTTCCTACATGAATGAATCCTGGTTCGCACTCTTGAAGGCGCGCGCCGACATGCCTGGTGCGGTGCGGGCGCATATCGCCAAGAAGCTTGGCATTGGCCCAGCAGCGTTGAGCCAGGTGCTCAATGCGAGCGGCGAATACGGCAAGGGCACTGCGAGCACCAGCCGCATCGCTGACAAGGTTATCCATACCTTTGGGCGTTATGCCTGCCCTCATCTGACGGATGAGGCAGGTGGCGAGGAGTGCGTAATCACGGCAGATCAGTGCCGAGCCTATTCACACCGACCAGCACCAACCGCACCCCGCGAGATGAAGCACTGGCAGGCCTGCAACCGTTGTGTCCACAAGGAATCTTGTGCGCCCCCTGTGCCGCGTGCGGTCCAGCACCGCAAGGTGATCCCGATAACGAAGACACCGGAGGCCCAAGATGCGAGCTGATGACCTGAGCTGGATTCGCCGCCGCGCCCGCCGTCTGCAGCGCGCCTTTACCGTCACCCGCCGACGAGCTGTGCGTCAAGCAGCACAGGACTGGTGGCAAATGCACGGCCAAGCCCGTTCTCTGCGAGGAGCCGCAGCATGAAGAAGTTTCTCTTTGCGCCTGGCGTCTTGGAACGGCACACGCGTGACGAATGGCGCAGGAGCGAGCGCCGCATTACCCGGTCTGATCGATTGAGTCGCGAACGCACTAATCCTGATAGCTGGTCGATGTACTTGCTCGTCTGCCTGTGCCTGGTCGCCTACGCCTTGCTGATCGGCGTGGTGGCTGGCTACCTGGACTGGTCGCTCAACTGGGGAGCCATGCGATGAATGAAGAGCAAATCAAAACCGAAGCTGTCGCACTGTGCGAGCGCCTGATGGATCAGGCCAATGGTCAGCGCTTGGACATATTCGTTTCTGCCCTGGCGCATGCCATCCGAGCATGTGCCGACTCATCACCGCCGCATGTGCGCATGGAGATCGGTCGACTGCTGTTGCGTGTAGGTGGTCTTGTGGTGGCAGAAAGCCAGTCGCAGCCCATTCCACATCCATCGCCCACCACTTCAACTTCTATTCACTGAGGAGTCACTATGACCAAAACCATTCCTGCGGGCTATTGGGAAAATGCCAAGGGCAATTTTGTCCCGGAATCGAAGATCAAACCCATTGACAAACTGCGCGATTCCTTTGTACGCGAATGGTGCGCAAAGGCCAAGCAACAGAACGAGCTGCTCAAGAAGTTCAAGACCCAGAGCATGCAGGACTTCCTGGCCTTCGTCGAAACGAGCATTGAGCAGTACGAGGTCAAGATGCGCGGCAGCAAGGGCAATGTCACCCTGTTTGCCTTTGATGCTTCTTTAAAGATCGTCTACCAGGTGCAAGATCGCTTGGTATTTGGCGAGCAATTGCAAGCAGCCAAATTGCTTATCGACAAATGCGTAGTGCGCTGGTCTGAGGGCGCGAACGACAACATCCGCGTTCTGGTCAACGATGCCTTCCAGGTCGACAAGGCTGGAAAGATCAATACCGAGCGTGTGCTGGGTCTCAAGCGCCTAGACATCCAAGACTCTGACTGGAAGCTTGCCATGCAGGCCATCTCAGATAGCACCATGGTGGCTGATTCCAAGCCCTATATCCGCTTCTACGAGCGAGATGCCGAGGGTACTTACCAGCCCATCGTTCTGGACATGGCGGCTGTATGACCAGAGACGAAGCCCTCAAGAAAATCAAGAAGTGCCTGGCGCTCGGCCGCAGTGCCAACCAGGCAGAAGCTGCGGCAGCACTACGGCAAGCCCAGAAGCTCATGGAGATGTTCAACGTCGGCGAGCAGGATGTATCGCTGCTGGATGTGGGAGAGACAGAGGCGCGCAGCGCGAGCACCGCCGTCAATGCATGGGAGCTGCGCCTGGTTGTTCTCATCGCCAAGGCCTTCGGGTGCGAGCAGTTCTCTCGGGCCATTGACAGCTACAGCGATGCAGGCAACCTGGTGCGCAAGCGCTATTGGGTATTCGTGGGGATGGGCGCAGCGCACACGGTGGCCGCATACGCCTGCGAGGTATTGGTGCGACAGTGCTCTCGCCAGCGGGCAGCGCACATTGCTAAACAGCCTCGCAACTGCAAGCCCATCACCAAGACGGTACGCGGCGATCAGTTTGCCACCGGCTGGGTTGCAGGTGTTGCTCGCAATGTGGAAGCTTTTGCACAGCCAGCAGGCGACAAGGCTTTGCTGCAGGCCTACATTTCCCGTGAGCATGGCGAGCTGCAGAAAGGCGATGTTCGCAATTCTTTAAATGGCAGGAAGGTCGATGGTCTCGGCCACCTGGCTGCAGGCTTCCGTGCGGGCCAGGATGTCCAGCTGCAGCACGGGATTGGCGGCATGCCAGACCAGGGGTTTCTGTCATGACCCGAGTTACCAAACCCAAAAATGTACCGATGGCCATTCTCTCCATCGGGTACCAAAAATACGTAATGCCTTCGACCAAGGCCATGAAAGTGGCAGAGCTGATGCAGGGAGCGGCGACTGTCGATTACGACTTCCGTGCATCCTCCTCGAAGTACATCGTGCAGGAGGAGGAGCTGCGCATTGCATTCGAGCTGGTTCGCGCTGACCAGATTGTTATGCCAGAAGGCTCAATCGAGCCCGCTGCAGCTCCTCGGCGAAGCGCTGTTCAGCTGACCAATGAACCTCGGAGGCTGACACGATGAATCGCCGTTTCACTTCCTACAGCTCGCCTGCCAATCTTGAGGCACAGCGCAAACGCGAGCTCGGACACATCCACCAGGGAAAGGCTGCGCTGGGCTGGACAGATGACGACTACCGTTTTCATCTGATGCAGAACACCGGCAAGAGCAGTGCTGCGGATCTGGATGCTGCTGGCCGCGCTGCAGTGCTCTCGCACATGGCAAAGCTGGGGTTCAAGCCGAAGGCGCGCGAATTTAAACCATTCGGCCAGCCCGAGAAGATCGTATGGCTGTGGAAGCAGATCGGCCTGGCGGGTGGTCTGCGCGACTCTGGCCCATCTGCACTGCTTGCATTTGTCGCTCGCACCACTGGCACGGGTGTATCGGATGTCAAGTTCTTGCCGACCCTCGATGCCAACAAGGTGATCGAGGCTTTGAAGTCCATGCTCGACCGCGCCAAGCGCGCTCAGAAGGCTACCAATGTCCAATGAATTCAAACACACCATCGAGGCAGATATTCGTGGAGTAGAACACACTCAAGATGAGTTTGCAGTCCGTGAATCTGTGATTGGCCCGAACATCCTGATGGCCAGCGGTACCTATTTCCACTTCGACGATCCGTGGCGCACTGGCGTCTGCGTCGAGGACATTGCGCACGCGCTCTCCAACATCTGTCGCTTCACAGGCCATTGTCGCGAGTTCTACAGCGTTGCCCAGCACGCGGTCTTGGTGTCGCATCTGGTGCCAACAGAGTATGCGTACCAGGCGCTGCACCACGATGACGTGGAAGCTGTGATGGGCGATATGTCTAGCCCGCTCAAGAAGCTCATACCTGAATACAAGCGCCTGGAGCATGAAATCGAGCGCGTGATCCTGGCGCAATGCGGCATTCGGTTGCCAATGCCTGATGAAGTAAAGCGTGCGGACCTCATTGCTCTGCGAACAGAACAGCGCGACTTGATGCCAGAGATCGGCGGTAAATGGATGAGCTTGCATGGCATCAAACCTGCCGATATCGAGCTTATCCCAATGAACCCGGCAGCAGCGCGTGCAGCCTACCTGCTTCGCCATGAGGAACTGTGGTCCGAATACGCAGCCCGCCACCAGTCGCATGCCACGCCACTTCAACCTCGCACGAGGAGCGCCTGATCATGGCTGAAAACACAAAGATCGAATGGACCGATCACACATTCAACCCGTGGGAGGGCTGCCAAAAGGTAGGCCCCGGCTGCGACCATTGCTATGCCGAGACGCGCAACGCGCGTTTCGCGGGTGGTCAGGCGATCAACTGGGGCCCAGGCGCACCGCGCCGCCGCACCAGCGTCAGCAACTGGAACAAACCTCTCATTTGGAATATGCACGCTGACGCCTTCATGGCCGAACATGGCCGGCGCCAGCGTGTTTTCTGCGCCAGCCTGGCTGATGTATTCGACAACGCGGTAGATCGTGAATGGCGCGACGACCTCGCTACGATCATCCTGGACACGCCAAACCTCGACTGGCTGCTGCTGACCAAGCGAATCGGCAACGCCGGAGCCATGCTGGGTGAAATGTTTCTCGACGGCACTCCACCGAATGTGCGGATCGGGGTAACCATCGTGAACCAGCCCGAGGCTGACCGCGATATCGAAAAGCTGCTGGCACTGGGCTTGCCCAACTTCCTGAGCATGGAACCGCTGCTGGGACCAGTGGATCTGGAGCGGGCAAGGCCAGGCCCCGATCTGGATCAAGAAGCCGGCGCGAAGATTTGCCCGCTGTGGGTGATTCAGAGCGGCATCGACTGGGTGATCGTCGGCGGCGAGAGCGGTCCAGGCGCTCGCCCTATGCATCCCGACTGGGTGCGATCCCTGCGCGATCAGTGCCAAGCTTCAGGTGTGCCATTCCTCTTTAAACAGTGGGGAGAGTGGGCCCCAGCCGATCCCATACCAGGCACTAGATTCGGCGACGAGCTCCGCCTTGGCAAGGTGCAGCATCTGCATGCGCCCGGCAACCCAGAAGGCTTCTTTCGACGAGGCGATGCATATGTGCGCAACGTTGGCAAGAAGGCCGCTGGGCGCGTGCTCGATGGCTGCACCTGGGACGAATTTCCCGATGTGATTTCTTCGTCTGGAAGTGCAGCACAGGAGACATTCGCATGATCGCGCAACTCTTTATTGCCCTGTTCGGCGTCACTGCCGTGGCGCTATCGCAATCAACCCTTGCTTCACGACGCCGCTGGGCTTCGGTGTTCGGCCTGGTAGGCCAGCCGTTCTGGTTCTATGCGGCGTGGGACACCCAGCAATGGGGCATCTTTGCTCTTTGCATCCTCTACACGATCACTTGGGGCAAGGGCTTTTACACGTACTGGATTGCCGTCAAGGCGGGAAAGGAGGCACCATGACCACGGGCACCAACATCCACCGGTTCCCTGGTGCTGAACTCCCGGAGCAGACGCTTTCAGTGGAAAAGAAGTACCGGAGCTTCTGCCAGCATGAAAAGATCACGCTGGATGACCACAGCCGTACAGTGCGCTGTGTTGCGAATAGCTATGTCCGACGCCAGCCACCTTCCCATTGAGCTACTGCCGCCTCTGCTGCAGAACTTTGTGCGCCTGATTGGCCTGGCCCCCACCATGTCACTGGTGCAGGTATTTGGCGGGCGCAGAGTCTATTTCCCCAAGCAACCCACTCCCGAGCATCCTTTGGCCGCTATCGTCGGTCTGGAGAACCTTTTAAAGCTGAGCGAGGTATACGGTGGCTTGGAGCATTTCCAGCTTCCCAAGGCCGAGAGGGCGCTCCTCGCTGTCCGTAACTCCAGCATCGCAGCAGACTATGCTGCCCATAAAACGGCCCGTGATTTGGCTGTAGAGCACGGCCTCACGGAGGGGCAGATCGTCCGAATCGTAGCCGCCCAAGGTGTAACAGCACCATTGGATAGACGGCAGAAGGCACTCTTTTGACTTATCGCTCTGCCGTTTAAAGACGCCCTATTTCATTCGAGATAGGGCGTTTTTCTTTGCCGAAGTGCTGTAATTTGACGTCCGAGTTAGAGGAAGTCGGACGCGAGCGGCAGATCACGCCCAGGTTTCCTAACTGCTTGTTTTATTTAGATATGAGTAACTCGGACGTTCTACCTTGTCCGAGTTCGGCACGTCCGACTTAAATGCCCCTGGTGCCTTGATGCTTCTGAGGCTTTAAACCGTCTGAACGCTATGTGGTGCAAGGCTAAGAGGACTTTCTCACTCACTGCTCACATTGGCCGGTATTAGCCCATACTTACCGTTTTGGCCCTATAGGTGGCCCATTCTGTGCCAAAGCGGTTCGCAAGTGCCAAAGAACCCAAAACGCCCGGAATGCCGCGCCAACATTGGATTTCCCAAATTATCATCAGCCAATCATCTGTGCCAAAACGATCACTCCCCCACTCGCCTTGCTGCTCTCGACCATCTCCAGCGCCGCGCCATGCGGCACCCGGATCAGCCGATGGGCATCGACCCCATTGCTGGCGGCGATGGCCACCAGGCGTGTGTAGGTAGGTTCATCGATGCTCGGCGTGCGCGACAGAATCCAGGCGTACTTGGCCGCATCACCGACCACCACGGCGTGTCCTGCATCATGGTCGACATAGACCACATGGTAGCCGGCATATAAAGGGCGAAAGAACGACACCTTCAGCGAGCCCAGTTCCGGGCCGGACAGCAGCTTGGCCACCGCAGTTGCCGACTTCCATTGGCCACGCTCCGGGTCAAAACCGCGATTGGTGACCTGCACCGTGCCATTGTCTTGCAACAAGTAGTCTGCGGTGCAGGAGGTCAGTCCGCGCTCAAACACATAGTCAATCCGTGCCAGCTCATACCAGTGGCCCATGTACTGCCGGACATCGAAGTCCTGCACAGGGCGAACATTCTTGGGCACCCTCACCCGCTGGCCGGTGTACCACAGCGCAGACGCTGCTGCCGTCAAGGCCATGGCCAGCGGCAAGGAGGAGGTTCTGGAGGAGGCCGATGCCTCAGGTGTGCGGCGCATAAGAGGGTTCCTTCCAACAAAACCCTTTTGTACCGCCGATGGCAAGCGGCCTGCGTAGGCCTTGCCACGGCAGCGGCCTAGGTGCATTCCGACACATCGTCAGGGTCTGCACCCCGCGCCCTGCAGCGGCGCATCAATTGCCTTTTTTGGGCACCACATTCTTGGGCAGCACCATCAGCACAAAGAGCGCAAACAAGGTGCACAAAATGGCAGCGGCCTCTTCACCTGCGCCCACCGCCATGCCTATCGCTGCGGTGAACCAGATGCCTGCGGCGGTGGTCAGGCCCTTCACATCCTCGGTGTTTTCCTTGGCGGGTTTCAAGATGGCGCCCGCTCCCAAAAAGCCCACGCCAGCAATCAGCCCCTGGATCACCCGGCTGGAGTCCATCGGCGTCATGCCCATCAGTTGCGCCACGGCCAAAAAGGTGGCAGCACCCATGGCCACCAGCATGTGCGTGCGCAGGCCGGCAGCCTTGCCGCTGGCCTCTCTTTCATAGCCCAGCATGCCGCCCAGCAGGGCCGCAAGCAGCAGCTTGAAAATGATGCGCGTGGCCTGCGCCAGATCGGTCAGATCAGACAGCTCGCCAGCGATGGTGTGAATGATGGTTTGGAACGCGGAGTCAGAAGCATTCATGGCTCGGGCCTTGGTGCATCACGCAGCAAGGCGGCCACGTTCCATGGCCGCCTGCATGCAGAAAGTAAAAAGACCTCCCTCGCAAAAGCCAGGGAGGCTGCTTGAATTACCAGCGGTAATTGTTCTTGGTTTCCCAATCCTTGACCTGCTGCTCGGCAGCATCTTTCGCAATACCTTCACGCTCTTGGATGCGGCCCACCAGCTGCTCGCGCTTGCCGTCGACCACGTCCAGATCGTCATTGGTCAGCTTGCCCCACTGCTCTTGGACTTTGCCCTTGAATTGCTTCCAGTTGCCTTTGATCGTGTCTTCGTTCATCTGTCACTCCTTGCGGGTTTGCGGGTTAATCGGCTTGTATGGTTTCAGTGTCACACCCTCACGGCCCCCGCATTGCAGTCGTGCAAGCAGCATTACCGTAGGGACTCTCCCACAGCGTGGCGAACACGGCGGATTTGCGCCCCCTATACAACAGAGCATGGCTTTGTCTATGGCCATTCCATACCCAGTACATCTTGTAAAGCGCATACTGGGGGTGGCGACGAGGAGCGGCCTCGCATAGAACCGGCATTCCAGCGATATTCAAGGAGTTGAAAGCCATGACTTATGCATCCAAACCCCTTCCGGCTCAGGCACTGAGCCAAGAAGAGATTCAAGCCCGTTATGAAAAGGACCGAATTTCTTACCCCGACGGTGTTCCCCACTCCCGTATCACCTGGATAGAAAGGCCAGAGTACAAAGGCAATGAACTCAGTTACCGGGGCCAAAAGCCCAAGACGATCGTGACCTTGGCCAGCTCGGCAAGTCCGACCATCCCCTCTTAGAACCTGTTCAAAGTCTCCTCGCGCCGCGACAGTGTCTTTGCGAGATGGGATGCGAGGGGGGCGCCCAGCCGCGCAATACCGCAGCAATAGCCATGATGCTATTGCGAGGATTTGCAACGACGCAGACCGCTCCCTAGCCGGGCGCCCCTTCCCGGGCAGCGCAAAGCCACTGTCCCTATGGGTTGGAGTGAAATCGGGCGATTTCTGCGTGCTGGCCCTTGCTTGCACCCCGGTGCAAGCTGCGCTCCATCCCTTCGAACTCATCCCGATTGCACTCCAACTCGGCTGCGTAGAGACTTTGAACAGGTTCTTAGCGCCATGCCTTTGGTGCACTAAACCTTGGCCCGTTGACGGGTGATCCTCCACCCACCCTTGCCACTTTTGCAAGCCCTCTTGGAGGGCTTTTTTCTTGCACAGCGCGGCATGCGCCGCTTCTCGCAGCAGCCCGCGGGGTTGTAAGCTTGTATGAGGACTCGGGTGCTAGGATTGCGGCTCGCAACACAACCCTGTCTCTATCTGATGTCTCCGCTGAACGGTGCGCAAGCCGCGCACGCCACTCCGCTTGCAGGAAAGCTCTCCAACCGCGCATTCAACGCCCTGGCCCGCCACAACATCACGACCGTGGAAGAAGTCATCGCCGCCTATCCCGAGCGGCTGCTCAAACTGGCCGGCTTTGGCCTGCAGTCCCTGCGCGAGGTGGAGGCCGTTTTCTTTCCAGGTCAGTGCTATCTGGCTGAACTCAAAGATGGGCAACGCCCCACCAAGAAGATGCATGGCGCCCCGCTGGCTGCCTTGGGCCTGGCCACGGCGGCCTGAGCCGCTGACGCGCCGATATGCGATCCCCATATCGCCATCGCCATCGCCAGCGCCAGCGCCAGCGTGTGCAGCATGCCCCAGGCCAAGCTGACCTGCTCAACAACGAAGCGGCCATCTCGCAAGGAGACAGCGCCTTGTAACGCATGCGGCCCATAGCCCCGCACCGCCGACGCCAGCGCAGCCTCAGCATGTACATGCGCCCAGCGATCAACAGGCCGCCCACTCTGGGGCTATTTCGCTGCAGCAAAACGCACCAAACGCTGAATATGCGCCCCCTTGATGGCTGCGGTATTCGGATGCGGTCGGGGAAGTATTTATGGCGCGCGATGAAACCATCAGCATATCGTGCTCTGTAAGATACTGCGATAAACACATCTGCATGGAGCTAGAGCATTGCAGCACCGCAATGGTTGAATCGCGCATCACGCCTTGTCGCCGCATCGCTTTTGGGGGCGGTCAACGCCGTTGCGGCTCCCGCTTCGCCTCCGCAACCCTATCCCGACGCTGCAGACAGCGACCCCGTCAAACTGGGCTGGATGGTGGGGTCGCCGCCGCCTGCAGACCGCATCCTGCGGTTTGACGACGGCTCGTATTTCCAATTTCCGGCAATGCGCTGGAGTGTCTCGCACTTTCGCGAGCTGATGCCGACCGTCAATATCTCGCGAGGACTGCGGCCTGCCGCTCCGCTGCGCAGCGCCTTGCGCGATGATATTGACGGCGTGGAATTCAAGCGCCTCGATACCGGTGAAACAATGCGCTGGCGGGACTCACTGGCCGCCAACTACACCGACGGCATCGTCGTGCTGCACCAAGGCCGCATTGTTTACGAGCGCTATGCCGGCGCACTCCAGCCCGATGGCCAGCATGCGGCGATGTCGGTCACCAAGTCCTTTGTCGGTACCTTGGCAGCGATGCTGGTCGCAGAGGGAACACTGGACCCCGACCGCAAGGCTGCAGACTATGTGCCCGAACTCGCCATGTCTGCCTTTGGCAGCGCCACGGTGCGCCAGGTGATGGACATGACCACCGGCATCCGGTTCAGCGAAGACTATGCCGACCCCCAGGCAGAGGTTTGGGCCCATGCGGCAGCGGGCAATCCACTGCCCAAACCCAAGGACTTCACGGGCCCGCGCAGCTACTATGAGTTTTTGCAAACGGTTCAGCCGCAAGGCATGCACGGTGAGGCATTTGGCTACCGCACCGCCAATACCGATGCGCTGGGTTGGATCATTGCGCGCGTCAGCGGCCAGTCCGTCGCGCAGCTCTTGTACAGCCGCATCTGGAGCCGCCTGGGCGCCGAGCAGGATGCCTATATGTCCGTCGACGCGACCGGCACCCCGTTTGCCGGCGGCGGCCTGAACACGGGCCTGCGAGACCTGGCGCGCTTTGGCGAGATGGTGCGCAACAACGGCTTTTTCAATGGCCAGCAAATCATCCCTGCAGCCGCGATCGCCGACATCCGCCAAGGCGGCAAGCCTGCCGACTTTGCCAAAGCCGGCTACGCCCTCTTGCCGGGTTGGAGCTACCGCAATATGTGGTGGGTCACGCACAATGCCCACGGCGCCATTGCCGCACGCGGCGTGCATGGGCAGGCGCTCTATATCGATCCGACAGCAGAGATGGTCATTGCAAGATACGGCTCGCACCCGGTGGCTGCTAATGCGGCAAATGATCCGACGTCATTGCCTGCGTTTGAAGCGCTGGCGCGGCATTTGAAGAAACACCCGCGTTAGGAATATTGAGATTTCGTGGCGAAAACCTTGCCACCCTCTGCAAAAAGAGGCCAGGAATGAAAAAACCGCCCAGAAGGCGGTTTGTTCAAAATAGAAACCTTGGAGAGGTTTCATACCAAATCCCTGTTATCCTGAAGTCTGGTTCTCTTCAGAGGGAAAATTTGGTAGGCGCGATTGGACTCGAACTAATATAGCAGCCTAGCAGATACATGGCTTGAGAGTGAGGAGGCCTGCTCCTGACACCCTAGCACCCCCTGGGATACGCGCCAATGTCCCACGGATTTGTCCCCGGCTAGCGGGCCTCTGTCACCCAGCTAGGTGCTTCCGATCCTTCCCCTGCCTCCAGGCTAACGCAGCTCTGAGGCTGCCGCTTCACTCTCCTGCAGTACCTGGATGATCCTGCGTTTGAAATCTTTGCATACCCCAGGATCAGCAAGCTGCTCTTTCAGCCTTCTGCGCTGGTTAGGGTCCTTGGCCAACCCTTGAAGCCGTGGTGTAGGGTCTGAGTGACGACCTTTGTTGTGTCTCATGCTGCCTCCAGTTGTTGAGGTGCCAGTGTCGCAAGTCACACAGCCTTCCTTCTGCGGTCCAATTTCGCATCACTGTGGACGCATAGACCAGGCGCTCGGTCGCGGCCCGGCGGCCACGGCGTCGCCGCTCAGGTGCGGCGCTGGAGCGTCGTGCCTGCCGCCCTTCTCCTGCACAGCCCCCCGCCCTTTGCCGGGTTCGGAATCAATGTTGCAGCGGAGCAACGGGGGTCTCGCCAGTGTTCACCGGCCTATGGCGTCTCACTGGCAAATATCCGCACCTCTTCCAAATGTCCGGAGCTGGTTCGGACGTTTGCCTCACCCTGCAAACTGAAAGAGAGCCTGCCAAGACCTTGGCCATACACTTGGGATATGACCAAGCATCTAGAACATCTCGCTCTGCGCATACATGGCGCTTTTGAAGCGATCCCCTCACGCCTCTGGAGCAAAAGAGGAGGTCCATTCCCAAGAGGGTGGTGCTCAGATGCATCACAAGTGTGCGGGGCAATTCTTAGCGACCATGGCCACACCGATTTCGTGTGCGTTAACGGAGCGCGTGGAGAGGACCGCAGCCAGAGCCACTCCTGGCTGTCAGGCTATGGATTGATTATTGACCTTACCGCCGGTCAATTTGATGATGCACCCGAGGGAGTTGTCATATTCAGAAATACTTCTTGGCATCAACAGTTCAAAGACCAAGAAGAAACTCTTGCGGACTTCAGAGAACTCACGCACAGCGGTTTTGGCGACATGAATAACCTGCCCGATATTTATCAATACATATCTTCCAAAATAATCAGCACGTAAAATCAAGGCGCATTGGCAATGTCCTGCATCGACATATACATAACAGCATTGAGTTGCAAGCCGTCATACCAGCCGACGAAGCCATCAATGGATTTCCCCTGCATCGCATAGTCTACTTTTAAAGATCTCCAACCCACAGGAAAGCCATTTGGCGAAAGAAAATGCCATCTACCGTTGTGAGATATGGCATTTCGCAAGTGTCTAGCCAATGAGTACCATTCCTCATCTTTAATTTTCTCCGGCGATGCCGCTTTGCATGCTTCAAAGGAGTCAGATAGCATTGAGTAGAAACTATTTTGCACTACGGCCATTGCGGCACTCTGAGGAATTGAACGGCCAAATTCAAATCTATAAGATACCCCCTGCGCTGGTTTAAAATCCTCATGCGCAGCATTAACTGAGAGATCTATATTAGTCGCGCTTATACTATATTCAGAAATCAAAGATGCGGCAGGCTCTTTTGTGAGCAGTGCATAAGCTCCCAAGCTAAAAATGAAAGAATCCCGAGATTGCTTTAATTTAAATAACGCATCTTGCGCCGCCTGCTGTGAACCCATTTCACACCCCCTAAAAGCATTGAAAATTAATTATGGAATTGAGTATAGGTCGAGCCCGCCCCCTCTTGGCCCTGAGACTGAAATCACATAGTTGTACTATTGCAACGCCCGCTTGACTTCGCTGCGCCAAGCTGCGGGGGGAAAGGGGGTAAGCTGAACTTACACCCCTAGGGCAGAATAATTTCTGGAATATTTTTCGCTGGAAATTTCATAGGGTTGAGGTCTTGGCCAACCTTGCAAAAACCACGATCTGTCAACCAACGAACCCTGCAAATTTGGCGTTTTGTCAACCTCGCGCCTGCCTTTTGTCAACCTTAGGCAAGCGCATTGTCAACCTTCACCCCCAGAACTGCCCGTGCAATAGCTTCAGCCGAGACGCCAGCGTTTCCGGGTCGTGCTGCATGTGCAGGATGGGTGTGGTGCCAATGCTTACATGCTCATACCAGATATGGAAGGCGCGGGCTTTGGGAAGCATTTGGGCTGTATCCCTGATGGCCCCAGCGATGGAGCTGGCGGTAAAGCTGAGAGCTTCTGAATGCTCGTTCATGACCCGGGCCAGGTACTGACCGGGCACGCTTTTTTCAATGTGCAGACTCTGGATCATTTTTTCACTTCGGGGACGAATTGAATGGTGCCTATTTTCTCCGCCTCGATGTCGCCGGGCGTAGGCCGTATCCAATGGATCCACAGCCCCTTCATCCAGGCCAGCGCGTACAGCACGCTTACTGCGAAGATCCCCCATTGCTCGGCCTTCCACGAGGCGTAGAACCAGAACGGCTGGCCCAATATGCCGAAGATGCAGGCCCAGCGCCTGAAGCTCTCAGAACGAGCCTGCGACAGCCAGGCGGCAGCTGCACCTAACACCGCGATAGCAACCTGATCGAATTGCATGCGTTACCTCAAAACTACTGTTTATACGTACAGCATACAGATGTGCCGATTGCACCCTTGACAAGACGGGATTTACAAGATGGCGGACGACGCCCACTCCTGGAAAATTTTCCGGAAGTCGGTCGAGGATGTGGAAAATTTTCCACATCCTTATGAGCGCGTGGCAATTGGCGAGGCTATTGAGAAGGAATTGCAGGGACGCCAGTTGGCAACCCTGAAGCAGAACTCCGAGGTGGAAAATTTTCCACAACGGCACACACCAGAAGGCAAGACCCGCGACCTGGTAGCCAAGGCCACTGGGTGAAATGCGCATGAAGTCCGGGGTTGAGAACCCTCCGGAAAATTTTCCGGAGGGTAAGCTGGGACAGGTACGCGAGCAGGCAGACAAGCTACACGGCTGAATTCTCAGCCATCTGAGATTGAGGATTGGATTTCAAATCTCACCCTCTGCCTCTGGGGTAGGTTCACCGTGGCCGCCCAATAGCACAGCTCAGTTTTGAGCCATGACAGGGCCTACCCAAAATTTGGGTAGGCCCAATCAGATTTGAAATCCGATTGGGTCAGCCGGCTCAATTTTGAGCCCGTTGATATCAATGGAGGATCTTGGGCTAGTGGCGCTTTGAAGCGATCCAAAGAACCGCGATGAACCAGAGCACCGATCCAATCACAAAGTCCTCAACGGTGGTCTTGCGATTGCTGGAAAGGATGGCGAAAGCTGCCCCGCCGAATGGTGAACAGAACAGCCCAACCATCACGACAAAGCTTCCAAAGTCGCTGTCGCCTGACCGGCCACTGAGTCGGTTTATGAACTCGCCAAGAGCCCCAAGTCCGAACATCAGCCCAGCCATGACAGCAATGGCCAGGCCAACAACGATTAGTGAGCCCAAGCCGCCGCCCAGCCGCTCATTCGCAAAGGCAGGCAGCGCTGCTGAAGCGAGCAGGACTGCTGTAAATGATTTTGCTGGGCGCATGTGCCTACACCTCAAGACGGGCTTTAGATGGAGCGATCATAGCCGCAGAGCGTTCGGTGAGCTGGATGGCGAGCACTACAAAAGTTTTGTAGTGCAAGCGATCGGCTTGCCCGTGCCTTACTCTCCGGTGGAGAAGCGCCCAACATCCAGCGCATCGCGGCGCTTGCGCGGCAGGTACACACCGTCCTCTGCTTCCCGAATCCGCTTCTCACGGTTGCGCACGCTCTGAGCCAACTGCATCGGCTGGATTCGGCGCTCTGGGTTCTTGTCGTTGAACTTGGCAATTGCGGACCGGGCTTCAGCCTTGCCCTCCTCATCCTTTGCCATCGCCGCCATAGCAAATTGCTCCACCAAGGTGCGGCGCCTGGTCATCAACGCACGGTCATGCGAGATCACTGCTGACTTGCCCTCGAAGGCGTTGCGGGTCTCAGATGGAGAGAAGCCGGCGAACTGCCCGGCCAGCGCTGCTGCATCTACCTGGTCCTGTATGACGATCCCTGATTTGTCTTTGACCCCTTCGTTGTAGTAGCGCACAGTCTTCAGTGGCCCGCGCAAGGCGGTGGGCATCATGCTTTCCAGCCCGCGCTGGTACTGACCATGGCTCATATCCTGCAGGCCCTTAAGCCCGTTCACCGCAATGGCGGCCACGGGGCCCAGGGCCGCAGTCATAGCAGCCTCGCCCAGCCGCTGGCCTTCCAGCCCCTCTTGAACGTCGGGGAAGATCAGCTTGTCCAAGCCGACACGGCCCGAGATGTCCCAGGGCGTCAGCCGCGACAGGCCATGCGAGAGCACCTCGGCGGGCTTCTGGCCAAAGGCGTCTGCCAGCATGTTCTGCAGTGCGACCTGCGCATCCCATGGCTCGTCGTCATCGCCGCCCAGCATGGAAGCCGCCGCAAGCAAGGTGGTAACCATCGGCAGGCCCAGCACGCCGGCCGCCATGGCATGGCTCGTCAGCAGGCCGGCCAGCGTCTTGCGCGCCTCTGCCCGCACCTCTGGGGTCGCGCCTTTGAGCGACTGCTGCGCATTGCGCACGAAGGTGTAAACCATGTTCTGACTGTACTGCTTGAACAGCAGCAGCACCTTCTGCCAGTTGCCCTGCATGAAGCGCGGGCGGTTGTTTGCGCTGTAGTCGAAGTGGCCATCGTAGGTGGCCTGCACGGCTTGGCTGTACGCCGCTTTGCTGTCAGCGCCAGTTTCCCGAGCCAGGCGGTAGGCGGCCACGAAGGTCACCTGGCGGTTGAACTTCTCGGCATGGTGAAACATCCAGCTAGCCCAGCGCATCGCCGGGCGCATACCGTTGATAACCTTCTGGTCTTCGCCCTGTGCGATGCCGGCCAAGTCGTGGGCCATGGTGACATCCACCACCCCCGAGCGCACTGCCTCATCAAAGGCGGCCTTCTCATCGGCATTCAGCGAAGAGGTGATGTCGTTTTTGCCGCGCATCGTCTCTTGGCTGGCCTTCAGGAGGGCCGCGCCGGACTTGCTGAAGCCCCACTTAGCGCCCATCACCGGGTAAGCCACCAGGGCCGTCTGGGACAGGTTGACCATCGCCGATGCTGGGGACAGGCCCAGGTAGAAGATGAAGCCCAGGCTGGTTAGTGTGGTGGACACGGCGTTTGACTTGGGGTTCATGGCCGCGTCATGGCGCTTGGCCATCTCGTCAATCACCTGCTGAGCCTTCACCGAATCAAAGCCTGGATCGGTCACGCCCTCGTCGGCGCGGCGCTGCATCTCGGAGAGCTGGTCCTGCAGCTGGTCGCCGTAGCGCAGCTTGGCCAAGTAGCTTGCCCCGTGAAAAACGTTCTGCGCAAAGGCGCGGCGTGCATCCTGGCTGAAGCCGGCCGTGCCCTTGCGATGAATGCCATGTTTGGCCCAGGACAGGTCTGGCAGGGATGACAGGTACAGCTGGCCCAGCGCGTCCTCGAGCTCGGCGCGCTGCTTGGGCTCCATGCCCTGCTTATCCAGCACCCCATAGAGCTGCTCCATGAACCCACGGCCCACGGTGTCGCGGTCGGCCACGAACTCTTTGCCCTTGAGCACCTTGCCCACGGTAAAGCCCTTGGAGGCGGGGAAGGCCTGTGCGAGCTGGCTGCGGGTGGTGTCGGCTTCGCGCATGGTCTCTGCGCGGCTGACGTTCGCCACCTTGCCCTCGGCATCCTTGACCACCACCACATATTGGCCGAAGCGGGCCAGCGGGAAGTACACGCCCTTGATGTGGCCGAAGAACTCGTCGTCCATCCGCTTGAGCATCGCCGCCTTGCGCTCGCTCCCCATCTCTGAGCGCTCGATGCGTTCCTTGATGGCTGCGCGCACGTCCCGCATGTGGTTGCGGTGGATGTCGCGGGCACGCTCATAGACGCCTTGTGCCTCTGGCGACAATGCCTCAAAGCGCTTGCGAAGCTGCACGTAGCGCACGCGATTGTCACCCTGCACATAGTCCTTGGCTGGATCCATCTGCGCCAAGGTTGAATCGTGCATCAGGTCGGACAGCGCGTTCTCGTCCTTGAGCTTCTCCCAGTCCTTGGCCAGCTGGTCAGCACCGGCGCCGGCCTCGTTCTTGTCCGCATCCATGCGGGCCATGAGGTCGCTGTAGGTGCGCATCTCCGGCAGCATGTCGCTGTACACGTCCACCAGCTGGCGGCGTCCCAGCATCTGGAGGCTGAGCGGCCGAAAATCGGTAGCCTTGAAGCCGGCCTGCTGCTTGATGTTGGTCACGGTGACGGACTTGAGGGCATCGCCCACACGCTGGCCCATGGGGGTATCACCACGAGAGCGAAACCGGGGCACGTCGCCGGCGGCATTGCGCGCGGCCGCCGCGTCACCCGAGTGCTCGATGGCCGACAGCACAAAGCGCTCTGCCTGGTTGTAGGTCATGTTGCGGACAGTGTTGGCCAGGCGCTTCATGCCCATCTTGTCGGCCACGCTGGCAAGCCAGTTGGCCAGCGTCCGGACACGCAGCCCCAGGCGCGTTCCTGCCTGCTTCTGGGCGCGCAGCTCCTCGGCCACCACCGCCAGCCCTTCCTCGATGGCCAGCGCCTCATAGCGACCGTTCAGTTCGCTGCCAGTAAATCCCAGGTTGCGCAGCTCCTCGCGCTGCTGGGTGGCCTCGGGTGCTTCACGCTTCCACTGGTTGGCATATTCCCGCACCCGCGCATCACGCTTTGCCAAGTCCAGCATTGTCTGCACATAATCAGCATCTGGCACAACATTGCGCAAACCATGGTGGAAAAGCTCATGAAAGACCGTCTCGATGACATCCAAGGGACTGCTGTGCGCCCCGGCGACGACAGCAAGCTGCCCGTCGGGTTTCCGCACCCCCTTCACGTAGTCCGGAATCCCTTGCCCAAGGTCCCCGGCCCGCAGCACGACATCAACTGGTGGCGGGTTGCTGAGCCCCGCAAGGGCATCATTCACCGCTTTCTGAGCCTGTTCAAGCGATAGGCCACGCTCGGGCATGCTCTCGCCCGTGCTGTTGAAGAACACCATCCCTGAGCCGTCACCCAGCTGCTGCTGGCCTTGGGCGGCCTGCACATCAGCGGCGCGGTCGCTGCCCGTCAGGGCGAAGGAATCCCGCTCGGCGTCGGCCTGGGCGCGGCGCTGAGATTCGGTATCAGTTCGGGATTGGTTGGCGGCGTCTTGCCGCTGTGCCTCTTCACGCGCTACCAGGTCGGCCCTGGTGGGCGAAGTTAGGCGGAAGCTGCTGGCTTCTGGCTGGGCTGCAGGCCGCGGCGTTCCATCACTTGTTGGAGCGCTTGCTTGCGCTTGGCCTGGGGCAACTTCATCAGCGCGGCCACGGCCTGGGCCATCTTCTTGCGCTGTTCCGGGTTGCTGGGTAAGTTCATTTTGGATTTCCTGTTCGGTGAAGCCAAGCGCCCGCATGGCATCTTCGGCGCTCATATTGCTTGGGCCATCAAACACCACGTCGGCGTCTTCCAGCGCAAAGAGCGTCGCATCGTCCAGCTGCTCAATCGATGAGACAGCTGCATCTTCCTCCAAAGCCTGCTGCCGCGCAATACGGGATTGCATCTCAGCATCAACCTGCTCTGGTCGGTATTGGGCAATCACGCGCTCGTTGCGCATGGCACGGTGCATCAGGTCTTCCAGCTGCTGGACGGCGTCGGGCGAGCGGATAAAGCCCTCCTCGTAGGCGGCCTGTGCCAGCTGGTCCAGCTGCTTTCCAGACTTACGGAATATGGGGCCGAAGCCGGGCACCATGGCAGTGCGCTGCTCGGCCGTGCCGGGCGCAAAGTCACGGCGCACATCAGGCACCACGCCATGCTTGCCAAGGAATGCGCGCATGGGGTTAGAGGCCTCTGCATTCGCTCGCAGCGTGCGGCCAGGGGCGGTGCGCTTTCGTTCAGCGTCCCGGTACTCAAGGCGCTGCACATCAGCTGCGGGCAACGCACCGGTGGCTTGGCCTATTGGCCGCCCTGCTTGCGGTCCGCTTGCTTGCGAGAATTGCGCTTGAGCTTGCTGGGCTTGATCGGTTTCAGTGCCATTGGATACTCCATCAAAATCGGGGTTGTTGAACGGGGTTTGGGTCTGCTGTGAACGGGTGCTGATTGGCTGGCCAACAAAGCCCAGCGATGAGTCGCCCCCGGCGGACACCACCTCATGCGTTGCCGCCAGGCCTTGGCGCTCGACTGCCTTCTGTGCAGCCTCTTGCGTGAGAAAGGGCGTGCCATTGATGCGCGTCACAAACTGCGGCGCGTCAGCCAGTGGCGCGGCGGCCTCCGTCTGCTGCTGGTCGCGGTTGACCACCTCGGCGCGCAGTTCGGGGCGCAGGCCTTCGGGGCTGGCAATCATTCGGCCAGTGGGCCCGTTGTCATATTCAAGCGCTGGCTGTGCCGACAGGGCCGTCTGCGGGCTTCCGTCGGGGATGGCTCGAACCGGGGTGAAGTTGCTCAGGCCTAGATCTGTGCGCTGTTGCCGCGCCGCCTCCACTGCGGCACGCTCTTGCTGAGCGGCGTTGGCCAGCGCTACCACTTCGCTGCGCGCTTCTGGCCTCACACCCGCCGCACCGGCAACCATCCGACCAGACAGGCTGGCGTCAAAAGGCAGCGCGCCCTGGCCTTCTGGCGCGGTGGATCGCTGCTGCTCAGGGGTCAGTAGTGCAGAGGGTTGAACGTCGTAGCCTCGGCCGCTTGGATGGGGCACCACAGACAGGGGCAGACCTTCGTCGGCGGCGCGCCGGCGGATCGCATGGGCCTCATTGAGACGCATGGCAGCGCCTGGCTCAATGCTTTGCGCAGCTGCCAGTTCAGCAATGCGGCCAGAGATTCGGCTGGCCTCTGGGGCCGGCTGGTCGAATTCGATGGCGTTGTCAAACTGCGCGGCCTCCAAGGGCTCCAGAGCCAGGGCACGACCAGGCGCGGGAGGAGCGCCATTGTCGCCACGCTGGCGAGCGTCATAGCCTGCCAGCACCGGCGCGGCCGGCATATCTTCTGGGCCCAAGTCCTGCTCTACAGGCGGTGCAGCCTCTGCCAATGCGTTCAGCTCGGATTCGCGGAATGCGCGAACGCTGGGCGGCAGGGCCTCGTTGGCCAGGTCGGCCCGGATCATTGCGGCCTGTCGCTGCTGCTCTGCTGGCAGCCTGGCCAACGAAGCTGCGATGTCGGCACTATTGGGCTCGGTGGCCACCGGCGCTGCAATCGGCTCCAGCGACAGATCTACCGATGCGGCAGCAGCCTTGGATAAAGGACCAGCGGCAGGATCGATCCCCATCGCCTGCGACGGGGTCAAGGGTGGAGCAGCATCAGGGGTGGTCTCACCACCAGGCGCTGCGCTCTCCGTGCTGCTTGGTGCCGCTGCGTTCGGCATGGCCCCAAGCGCTTCAGGTTGGCTGTCCGGCGCAGCTTCGCCGCCAGGGCTGTCCTCTACCGCCTCGGGCTGGGTGTCGGCTTTACGGCCTCTCTGGCGCATGTGGTCCACAGCACCCGATGCACCGCCCATCACGCCGCCACCAATACCACCCATGGCTGCAGCAAATGCGGTGTCTTCCAGGTTCTCGGCCTCTCGCGGATCCTTGAAGGCGCCCCACTGCTCGATCATGTTCTGGGCACCTTCGGTCGCGCCTTCCTTGAGCACGCCCTTGCCAGCCTCTTTGAGCACGGTGGTGGGCCCCAGGCCGACACCCTTGGCGACCTTCAGGGCCTGGCCCATACCAATGCGCTCAAGCGCTGTTGCAGGGATGGCGGCGGCCAAAGCCCGGGTCTTGTCTTCCTGACCGGACTCTTGCTGCTCCTGGCGGATGCCGCCATATTCCTGGGTGAAGATCGGCGCAAGGCTGCCCGCCACACCGCCGATGGCTGCACCGGCGGCGGCGCCTACGGGGCCCGCAATGGAGCCCAAAGTACGGCCAGCCTTGGCACCAGCCAGGCCACCGGCGCCTGCTGCAGCGATCTGTGGACCCAGTTGGCCGACCGCTTCTTTCGTCGCAAGCCAAGGGCTCTCGATGATGTCAGCAAGCTTGCGGACGCCTGCGGGGTTGCGGTCGATGATCCCCTGACCTGTGTCTTGCAGTGCTTTGGTAGCGAAGTTTGGCCCAGTCACATCCTCGGCAGAGGTTGCTAAGGTGGTGAGCATCTGGCCTGCTGTGCGCTTTACCGTTGGGATAAAGCCAGGCTCAGCCGGAGGGGGTGGTGGAATGTTGAACGCTTCTTCGTAGCTAACGCTCCCGTCCGACGCCGGTGCTTTTGCTTGCGCAGCAGGAGGCGGAGCTGGAGGCAGCCCGAAGGCGTCTTCGTAGGAGATTGATGTAGCAGCCATGGTTTCCAGTGTGTGGATACCATGTGCTGCTGTCGAACCCTGTGGGGTGGTCAGCGTGGCGGCTCGAACGCTTTGCCATTCCAGCGCAGATAGCGTCCGTCCGGCAGGGTGTACATATTGCCCTTCACCAGCTGCTCTTTTGGTGGGGGTGGCGTCTGCGTTTGTGCAGGTGGCCTCAGCCATTGCTCACGCACAGAGTCATAGATGGAGGTTGGCTCTTTCACCGTCTGGCCGTCTTGAACATAGGTGCCACCACCTGCGGTGACGAAGCGGTCCTTGGTGCTCTCTGGCTTGCCCATCAGCGCAAGCAGCCGGCCCTGGGCGCTGCGTTGCTTTTCCGCAGTATCCGCTTGAGCTACCGCATCTTGTGCCGCTTCAAGGCGCGCAGCACCCCTGCTTCGGGCTGCAGCATCTGACTGTTCCAGCGCCAAACGACCGCGATCGACGGAGTTGCGCATTGCCTCTCGCTGGTTTGCACCCGCTTGCTGAATGCCTTCGCGCTGCAGGCCTGCGTTTGCATGCAGCGTCGCCTGTGCCGCCCTTGGCTGTTCGGACTGCAGGGCCAGATCGTTATCCAAAGCCGCCCGGTAGGCTCGTGCTGCTGGGTTGTTCTCCGCACCCCTGCCGCCCCATTTCGTGGTGTTCGTGATGCTGCTGGCAGACGTGGCCAGGTTCTCCAGCCGTTTGCGTGCTGAATAGTCGTTGGTGCTGTTGGCCACCTGAGGCTCCGCGAACTGCGGCGTTTCAGTCTGGCCAGCCTGCCCGGGTGCGCCACCTTGGAGCCGCTGGTCAAAAGCCGGGTTGTAGCCCACGCGCTGACCTACCAGGCCTTCCCTTTGTGCTTGCTCGACGGTCATGCCAACAGGGCTGCGCTGGCTTGCCGGTTGCGCACCGGTGGCCGTGTCAATGTTGCGCGCCGCCTGCTGGCCGCCCTGCTGAGCGCTGCTCGGCGTAGCGGCCGCGCCCGAGCCAGACTGCCCGGCATCCGAAGGGTAGACATAGCTGCCGTTGGGCCCCAACGACACCTGCGCGCCGCCGGGGGATACCCGAAAACCTCCGAAGCCATCGCCCCGCATGCCTGCGCCTTCCACGGCGCTTCCACGTTCGTTCGTATAGGAAACAGGCCCAGACACGTTGCCGCCGCTAAACGACGTGGAGCCATCAGCCAAGCGCTCCATGCGGACGCGGCCGTCAGGATTTGCCTGACCCACCTGTGCATTGGTCATGCCGGAGCGGTCCCAATTGGTTGGTGGGGCAACTTGAGCAGCGCTAGGCGGGGTGGCATTCGCGGTCGGCTCAGGGATGACGCGCCCAGAACTCTCGGGGTTGGAGGATAGGGATTTGGATTCGCCAGGCCCGGGGATCATGCTAGCCATGGCAGGCGTGCTGGCCGCGCCAATGGTTGCAGCGGATGCGCCCTCGACAGAGCTGAGGCCTCGGCTGAGCAGTGAGCTAATCGCCCCGCCAGTCTTTGCCACGGCCGGCAGCGCGCCACCAAGGCCGCCAACTGAGCTGGCAATAGCCTGCAGGTTTCTGCCGGTGTCAGTATTAAACACGTTGTCCATGGAACCATCCGGCTTAGGCGCCTGCTTGTCGGTGTCCATGGGAATCTGGTTTGCCAAGGCATTGCCAGTAGCCTGTCCTGCGGTTGAAGGCGCGAGGGCTGCAGCCGCAGCTGTTGGTGCAGGAGCAGCTGGAGGAGGCGCGGGAGGGGTAGCAACCTGCTGGACGCTCGGGTCCTGTGCTGCCGCTGCAGCATCGCCAAAGCTGTTCGCACGGCGCATCGCCTCTTCATCGATCACGCCACCATCTGCAAAATGCCCTGCCTTCTTAGGCTTGCCTGATTGCTTGTGCGTGCGCTCAATGAGGTCATTGAGGCGACTCACCCCAATTTTTCGGGTGGTGTCGGCCGGCAGCACGAATTCGCCTTTGGAAGCCTTGATGTCGACAGAATCTGAGGTGCCATCGCCTGGGCCATCGATCAACCCGCCATTGCGGTAACCCTTGGCTGGCACATTGGAGCCCATGGCGGCTAGGCGGCGGGCGGCGGGAGATTGGGCGTAAAGCATGAGAAAACCTTTGTGAATATTGCCGACCGCTACCAGTTGGAATGCACCAATGGCGGGGAATCGTCGCGGTGCTTGCGTTGCACATTGGCATCTGGACGCTTGCCAAATGCCAACTCAAAAAGTGTCAGATGCTCTGCGGCCTTCACTGCATCGAACGTGTCTGCGTCCTGCTTGAGGTGTGCCCGGTACATCATCCAGTGCATGAGACGGGTGTGAAACCGTGATGGAAGCTCTGGCACCTCCCCACATGCGCCCGGCTTGATCGGATTCAGCGCACCTCGGCATACCGTCAAAGCGATAGCGCCCGCGGCGTTTGGCCTGGGCACAAGGCGCAGTTGTGGCGGCCGTGCACCACTAGCCGGCTCAAAAATGTAGCGGCGGGGCTGGCCCTCTCGCTGTTCCCAGCCGCAACTGTGGTCGTCCTCTGCCTCCACGCTGGTTTCGCAGATGACGCGGCCGTTGAAGGTAGCGCGCTTGATCTCCAGCACAGAGGGATGCAGCGGGTATGTGTCCTGGCCAACGACGATGGACAGCGCGCAGACGGTGCTGGTGCTGCGGTCTTCGATCAGCTTGGCTCGTTCACACGCCTCCTGCACTGCTTCATTGAGAAAGCCGACGATCTCCTCTGAAGCCCAGAACGGCGGATCGGCCTGGTCCAGGCATGCATCCCTGAATGCTTTGATGAAATCACCGACGTTCATTGCTTCAGCCTTGCTCGGAGATGGAGGCGAACGCAGCGTCAGCTTCGGCGCGAGTCACTTCAAAGCCCGCCTTGGCCTTCAGCTTCATCAAGTTGGGCTTGCCGTCGGCGGTGAAGTTGGACTTGTCGCCTTCAGCGATCATCTGACGCAGCACCTCCTGCAGTTCGAGTTGGCGGTTGTAAATCTGCGTGCGCACCTCGGCCGTGCCGCCATCTACCAGCACCGCCCCACGGGCAATGGCCTGGCGGTGGAACATGGTGGGCACCTCGGTGCCTGCTTCGTCGGCAGCGATCACGAGGGTATGACCGCTGGTCAGCGCAACATGCAAATCAAGTTCAGTGGGGGAGCGGAATTTCATGATTGTTTCCTGAGAAAAGGCCCGTCGGCACCTGGCCAACGGGCGAAAGGGCGAGTGAACGCCCGACCACTGAGAAGACTCAGCCTTGGGTGAAAGCCGACCGGCCTTCAACGAAATACTGCACCGTCACGCGTGCCTGGCCGGCAGTGGCAGCCGCGCCGGTCTGGGCGAGCAGCGCATTGATCGCGCCTGCCACCTGGGTCTTGTAGCCAGTGACGGTCAGCTCGGTACGGCCAGCAGCTTTCAGATCGATGGGGGTAGCGGTGTAGCGGTCATCGTCACCTGCATCGCCCAACTTCAGGGTGGCAGTGGTTGCACTGTTCCAAGGGGTGATGACGGTCACATCACCGCCCACGACGACAGCGCCGCCTGGAAGATCAATGGCGCCCTCGGCGGTGCCGTAGGCAGTGGGATCACCAAAGGCAATCAGCATGGTGGCCACAATAAGTTCCTGGCGGCCGGCAATTTTCTTAATGGACATGGTTTGCTCCGTGTTTCCAAATAAAGGGGAGCGAGGCCACGCGGCCCCGCTAGACCGTCATCAGCCCTTCAGGTAGTGGTCGATGGACAGAACGCCAAAATCCTCGACGGACTTGTCGTAGATGGAATAGAACTCAGGCTTGAGCAGGCCCAGGATCTTGTCGATGTTCAGACCTACCTTGTTGTCGTAGTCGAACAGCTTTTCCACCCAGTCGCCAGGGCCGAGGTCGGCCATGGCCAGCGCTTGGGAACCGCACAGCAGCGTACGGGTGCCGTTGACGTTGCCGCCTGCACCCCACTTGGAGCCAGTTGCAGCGCCCAGGGTGCTGTACACCAGGTTGTGCTCATGGATCACGGCACCGTCCACGGTCACGGTCGCACCGGTGAACCATGGAGAGTCCATGCCCGACTTGGTGGCCACGGCGACCACTGCGCGCTGATAGTCGGGGTCCTTCTTCAGCTCAGCCAGGGTGCCTGGCTGCACGAAGATGACGTAGTACGCCTTGCCGTTCTTCATCAGCGGCTTGACGCGATGAGTCTTTGCATAGGCCACGGCATCCACAATCATTCCGTACTTGGGCACGAAAGCATTGGTGATACTGCTGGTGTTAGAGACCTGCAGCGAAGAGCCGTCCCACATCAGCGAACGCTTGGGGGAAGGTGGGCGCACGTCGCCGGCAAAGGCCAGGCTTGGGAACACCGAGCCGATGCGTGGGGAGCCATCGTTATTGAAGGCGTAGCTGATGCCCGACAGGGTCAGAAAGCCCAGCTGATCGCAACGGTTGCCCAACCAGTAGGCCAGCTTGTCGCGGCCCTGCTCACGGAAGTTGAGCACCGTGCGCTGATCGGACATCTTGCCCTTGTTCTTCACACCGTGGCTGAGCTGGTCGATGGCGATGATCTGCGAATGGTTGTCCATCGCTTCTTCATTGCCCTCGCGCTCGTTATCGCCTGCGACGCCGTCACCCACCAGGTCGGCAACCAATTGGAAAATGGCGCCCCCGCCCTTCTCCGATTTGTTCATCTCTTTGATGATGTGCACCACGTTATTGGCGTCTTTGCCCGAGAAGTTCTTCAAGAACATCTGGTCGCGGGCGGCGCTCCAGGTCTCGCGGGCCCAGCAAATCTTCTCCATGGGGGTCAATGCTGCAAAATTCGTTTCCATGTCATGCTCCAAAAATTGACGATTACTTGTCGGGACATGACGCCGCCCATTGCGAAAACATGGCATGGGTGGCCAAGAGCACCAGCCTGTTTAACGCCCAGCCAGGGCGACAACCCGTTGTTTTGCGGCTGCAAGGTGGGTGAGACCCTGCAGCCGATTGCGCGCTTTAGACGAGATCGCCACGCAATTTCTTGCGCTCTGCTTCGGGCAAGGCTTCGTATTCCTCATCCGTCAGCTTGGCTCCATCGATCAGAGGCGCTGTCGCTCGGTTGCCCATGCCTGCCTGCAGTTGTGCTGGCTGAAGCTGGGAATCCTGTGCGCCGCGCTCATTCGCTCGCTGTACCCGCATATCAACATGCCCTGCAGGGGGCTGTACACCCCTAGAGGGGGCAGAGGCTGGAGCAAAACGTGGAGCAATCGAGTTCACAGCTTCGTCCAATGCCTGTGCTTGCGACGCGCCTCTATTCACCTTCATGATCACCGACGCCTCAATCAGGTCCATTGCCTCAACACCTTCGGGGCCCTCAAGCCAGGGGTAGCTTTGCAGCAAGGTGTCGATCGTCTTGTATGCCGCAGCGGTTTGCTGCTGGGCTGCCGTCTCATGGGCAAATCGTGAGTAAGCGGCGTCCTGAAGAACACCGTTGATCTCCATGCGCAGCTTGGTCGCGGCCTTGGTGTCACCGTCCAGCACCAACTGCAGATAGCGCTCCTCGGCCGCTTCAATGTTGTACGGTTCAGGTGCGGCCTGTTGTGCCTGCTGTTGAGGCTGTGCCGGTGCTGCACCTGGTGTCGGCTGAGCGCTGGCCAGCTTGGCGCGCAGCTGCTCCACCTCGGTCTCCAATGCCTTGCGTTGGTTGAGCACCTCATTGAAGCGCACGCGGGGGATGCCTCCGCCGGTGGTGCCAGCAGCATCGGATTCTTCCGCCCCTGCCGGCTGAGCGCCTGGCGTCTGCTGCTGGCCGTCGCCGGAGGCCACGGCCGCTAGTGCCTCAGGGTCGACAGCGCCGCGTGCGTCATCGCCACGCAGCCGGGCGCGCTCTTCCGCGCTCTTCTGCATGTAGTCTTCGTCTTCGTCCAGCACCTCCACCGCAGTGGCAGTGCCGCCGGCATCAGAGCCGTCATCACCGGCTTCGTTCAGGCGCTTCATCATGTTGATCAGTAGCATGTTCATGGTTTCTTCCTCGCAGTGGTTGGTTAAGCGTTTCCACGGACGCCATCAGCGCCGAGGGTCTCTATCCCTGCCTCTTGCCCAAGGGCTGGGCTGGCTGGGGTCATGGGATTGGTGTTACTGGGCAGGTCAACGCTGGGGAGCGGGCCTGGCAGTTGCGGCACGATGGGTGCAGCGTCATGGTCCACCGCGCCTGCCGAACGCAGCAGGCCGTCTGCAAGCGTTGCGGTCTCTGGCGTTTGGGCGATGACCTGCGCCGTCTGCACAGCGCTGTATTGGCTCTTGACCTGCGTATCTGTTGCTCGCACATCAGCCTGGCGGGCCTGGGCGTCCAGCAGGCGCACACGCGCATCAACCACGGGGTCGGCCGGGGGCTTGTTACCCTCGATGGACGCCAGGATCTCTTGCTTGTCAGCCAAGTTGGAATAGCGCACCAGCACGGCTGGGGGGATAGGAGCCCCGGCCTTCATCATCTCCAGCGCTTGCTGGAACTGGCTGTTCTGGAAGGTCACCTGCATCGGCTGCTCGGAGATCACCACGTCATAGGTGCCCACCGTCACGTCATTGAAGTAGCCGCCCGTCATCGGATCAAAGCGGTTGATCTCCAGCGCCTGCTCCACCTTCTTGCCCGTCATCGGGTCGGTCTCGGTGATACGAAATACCCGGTAGCTGTCGTAGTAGCGCTGGATGAGCTTCAGGATGCGGACGGCCAGCAGGTGGCGGGTATAGGCCAGGTTGTCCAGTGGCACGGCCAGCTGCTGCTGGCTGGCGAACTGCTTGGACTGGATGGCAATGCCCGAGACCTCCGGGCCTTGGCTGCCACGCATGGCGTCAGGCACCGTCACATCCTTGAGCGCCTTATCTGCGCGGTCGATGATCTTGTCGATGCCGGTGGGCACCTGGTTCGGCTGGATCTTCTGAGGCGCCGCGCTGCCCTTCTTGTACTCCACCACAAGGCCGGTCTTGGCGCCCTGCTCCTGCAGCTGCTCCAGCGTCATGTTGGCTAGGGAGTCTTCTTGCACGATCCAGCCGCTGTTAGCGGAGGTGTTGACGATGTGGACGTACTGGCTCACAGCCTTGTTCAGCGCCTCTTGCGGGCCCATGGCGTCATCCACCATGCCCACGGTCTGGCCGCGCCGGAAGTATGCGAAATACGGCACCACGGTGTAATGCTCGTAGGGGCTGTAGGTGTTATGCAGGGTGGCCGTGTATGTGGTCACAGTCCATTTGATGCGGCGCTTCATGCGCTTGGCACGCACCGCGCCGTTGGCCAGGGCATCGGTAATAGAGTCGGCCGCCATGGTGGCCTCCACCTGCACATCTCCCGAGGCTGGCCAGACCAGACACTGAGTGAACTCGTAGACAAAGCGCTGGCGGTCAATGATGCGATAACGCTCCAGGCCGTCATCCTTTTGGGCCATGGCATCCGTCCAGCCGGTGCGGTCGCGGCTGCCGAACTTGCTGCGTGGCACTTCATCATCGAGGTCACCAAAGTCGCGGCCACCGTCGTTGCTCTCTTCGGCTGCCTTCCTTGCGGCCTTGCCGTACAGCTGCTCAATCTCGTCCAGCGTCAACCAGCGGGTGATGATCACATCGCCCCATTGGTCTGGGTCATAAGACTTGCTGTCAGGGTCTGGGACAACGTCCAGCGGGTCGAGCGTACCGATGACAATCTCGCCCTGGATGTTCTTGTCGAAGTCCATGCGCAGCTCGTAGTAGCCGCGCTGCTGGATCAGGCCATCCGAGAATGCCTGCGTCTCGTGCCAGTGCAGGTTGCACATGTCGGCCACCTGCATCGTCACCTTGGACAGGATCGTTGCGGTGTTCAGGTCCGCGTCTCCGCCCCGTGGCTTGAAGGCGATATCGGCGCGGTTGTGGATCTGGTAGCCAATGGCGGAATTCACCGACGGCTTGATCTGGTTGAACTCGTAGGCAGGCCGGCGCTCGCGTTGCAGTTGCGCCTTTTGCGCCGCCGTCCACTGCCGGCCGCCGCCCAGGTACATCTCCTCGCAACGGATGGCATGCGGCATGTAATCTAGGTGGCCGCGCACCTTGCCATACTCGTAGCGCTGCCAATTTTCACGGGCAGTCGAGTCGCTGGGGGAGTAGATGACGTCGAGGTTTGTCATGGTCAGGATGTGGCTTGGTCCCAATGGCCAGCACGCGAGCTGAGGCTGTCTCTCCAGCTGGGCTTGGTCGGCTTGGTACGGGGTAATGGCATATCGCCAACGAAGGTCATGGCAACGCTGTCGCCCTTGTCGGGGCTGCGGCCGAGCGCCTTGCGGATGTCGTCTTTGCTGCTGATCTGGATGGCAGCACCCTTGCCCATGGTCACCACCTTGTACTGGGGCGCTGTCAGGTCTCCCAGCAGCTCTTGGTCAGGGGGTAGAGCAATGGGGTCTGGGCCGGTGGGGTCCAGCGCTTCACGCAGCAGCCAGTACATCTCAGCGCGCTTGTTGCGGAAGTGCAGCTGCCCGGCCTTGTCCATGAGACTGCTAGCCTCTGAGCCCACGACGGGATGCACATGGAGGTTGAGGCCCACCAGGAAATCGAGGGCGCTGGAGCCGATGCCGATGCTATCGACGGCAATAGGCGCACCATCACGCACCAGGGGCGTAACGAACCCGGCAGCCGTGGGGCCGTCCTTGGTCACGACACCTGGAGCGGTCACCACCTTGTCAAACCAGCGGTCATGCCGGCGTGCCACAGAGGATTTATCCTGGCCGCCACGGGATGGATCGAAGCCAAGGGAGGTCATTGGCCCCTTCTGTTCGCGATCCTTCCAGCGGGCCTGCGCAGCCTTCACCCACTCGGTAGGGATCAGCTGCCAGACAGGGTCCTCTGCGCCTGCGTTGAAGTCGCCCTTGAGCATCTTGGAGCGAAGCGGCTCGGGCAGGGCCTGCAGCTTGGCCTTGTAGCCCGTGGTCATCAGGAACAGGTTGTCGTTGACGCTAGACGGGATGAAAGTGCGGCTCAGCGGCTGCACCATGTCTCCGCCCATCGCAATGGGCTCTGGCCCTGGAACCTCTTGGTCCTCGCCCTTTTCGTCGGTAATGTACCAGCGCAGCTCACCTGGCTTAGCTGGGTTGGGGTGCATAGGGTCGAGCCACGCCGCCCAGTAACGCTTGACCCATTCGCCCTCTGCAGTCGTAGGCGGGTTGCCAGCACAGACCACACGCTGACGCACTTTTGGGTTGTCGGTGCGTAGCCAGCCCATCAGCATGCGGAACTGCAGCTCTGTGAAGTGGCAGATTTCATCGAACAGCTTGGCGTCGTGTTCGCGGCCCTGGTACTTGATCCAGTCGCCCGGCTCTTTGACGCTGCCCAGCTCCATCACCCGGCCGCCTGGTAGGCGCCAAACGCCATCTTGGCTGTTGTAGCCCTTGCGCGTGCCAAGGATCTTGGTCATGCGCTCTTCGATGCCGACCAGCTGCACCGCCTCGCGCCGGAAGATGATGCTGTGCTCTTGCTCTGTGGTGGCCAGGCCAAGCAGCAAGTCGGTCTTGCCGCCGCCGGCTGAGCCGCCGTAGAAGATGATGTCGGCGGGGCTGTGAAAGGCTGAGTGCTGTGGCCCGGCCTGGGGAACCCAGATGGCAGGGTCAGCTAAACGCAAAAATGCGTCCAGCTGCTCCCGCTGGGCAGCGGGCAGGTTCTTGAGCCGCGCCACGAGGTCTGCCGAGGTAGGCATAGGCTTGCGCATCATGCTTCGCCTCCTTGTCCCAACACGCCGCCCAGCACCCCCAGCATTGCCGGGTTGTCAGCCAGCATGCGCTCAATGCGCACAGCGCGCTCTGCATCCGTCATGGTGCGCAGCGACAGCGGGTCGGACTTTTGGTAGTTGTCGCTCGCGTAAATTCCGAGGTGGCGGCAGAGCTTGTCCAGCACATCCAGCTGGTTGTGCATCTGGATCTCCACCCCGAACTTGGTTTGCTTGGCGCCGCAGTACAGCAGGCGGGCCGCCGGGCTCAGGTCTCGCGTGTCTTTCAGCACCACCCGTGATTCACCATCACCCGCGCAATGCGGGCAGGTTTCCACGGGAGGTAGCGCCAGGCTGAATCCAGCACCGCCCTTTTCGTTGAAGTGCTGGGGGTCCTTGCCTTGGCGCTCCCAGTCTTCCCGGTCCGCTTCCATCTCGTGATCGCTTCGCTGGTACTTGTGGCCCACGCCGTAGCAGAAGCGGCAGCAGCTGACCTTGTTCTGCACCAGCTCTCGCGGGTCGGCCATGGCGATGGTGGCCAGCTTCTGGATGACGCGCTCTGCGTTGATCTCCAGCTTGGCTTGAAGCTTCTGCTGTGATTCCTCGATGGCGGCCTGAATGCTAAGTTTTGCTAAGAGCTGCGCAGCCTGCTCGTTTGCTGTGCGCGCGCTGTAACCGGCCCGGATTGCAGCCTGGGTGCCGTTCAGGTCCACCAGATACTCTTGGACGAAGCGCTGGTGGCGTGGGTCCAGAGCGGCCATCTTGGCGGTTACCGGCTTTTCCTTCTCCGGCCGGGTCCAGCCTTCCTTGCGTGCGCGCTTGCCGATGGCGGCATGGGTTACGCCGAAGGTCTTGCCGATCTCCCGCAGAGGTTCATTGGTGGTGGTGAAGGCGTGTTGAATCCCAGCCCAATCTGTAGGCTGAGCAGCGGTGCCCGTGTTGGGCGCTGAAGATGGCTTTTGAGGTTGTCCGGTTTCCACACTTCACATGGTTACCGGCACGGGGAAAGATTGGAAACCCCACAGGGGGGCTGGCACAATGGGGCACGATTGTCCAACCTGCAATTCGGCATGAACCACAACCCTAACGCTGAAGATCAATTACCTGGCAAGAAGCTGGCCCAAAGCATGAGCGAGTTCCCGCTTAAAGACGGTTTGCCGGATTTGCACCAGGCCGGAGGTATCCCTATGGGCGCAGGATCTGGAGGGGCGGCCTTGGCTGCGGGACTTAAGCGGTCTATGCTGGGAGAGCCAGCTTCCGCATCCGCCCGTATCGCCGGGGAGCTGAGTCTTTCAAAAGGAATTGACGCAGGGGGATTTGCTGCGTATCACGCTTCAGCACGGAAACCAGCAATTGCACAGCCTGATCCACCCCTACGAAATGCTGGGACGGAGGAGGTCAGGAGAATTCAGGAACACATTATTCGCCGTGAGCAATTGCAGAGGTTAAAGCAGGAGACACGAGCAGAGGAAGCTCTGGAGCTCCAGCGACGCGCTGTAGCCGCATCTGAAACAGCTCTTGAGGAGGAGCGAGAGCGCACTCGCGAAGCGCGGGTAGAAGCAGCTGTTCAAACCAAAGCTCGAAAAAAAGCTGATCGCCTCGCCCTGCTAGGTATTGTCGTGGGTGTAGTAGGCGCGCTTATTGGTGCGTGGCCCTACATCAAAGATCAGCTCTGATAGGCTGCAATCCCACGCTCCCTCCTGGCATAAAACACGGATGTTCTTGTGCGGCCCAACCGCTTGGCCAGTGCTCCATCTGAGACGGTTCCAAGCAACGCCACCTCGGCCGGGCTCCAACGTTTCATGACAAGGTGAGCAGGGATTCCGAGTTTCTCTCTCAGCTTCCGAACTTGAGGCTGGGACTTATTCAGTCGCTTAGCAACCTCAGCATCAGACGCGGTCCCTAGCAGCACCGCCATCTCCTCTGGAACCTGCGAGGGTTCTACGTAGGCCGGAATACCCCGCCTCTGGCGGTGATTCTGTATGGTCGCGGCGGCCAACCCGACCTTTTGCGCGAGCTCCGCATCCTTCATAGTGCCGAGGAGATGATCAAAAATAGGCTTTGGTGCGATTCCAGGCTCGCAGAACGTAGCAATCCCCATCCTGAGCCGGCGGACACGCACGGCTGCATGCGTTCTCCCAAGCAATGCAGCCAAATCTCGATCTTTCATCGTTCCTAGCAGTTCCACCTCATCTGCCGTCCACTTCGGGCGCCGGTGTGGTGCGCGCTCGATCCCGAGCTTGACTCGTTTCTTGCGCACGGTGGAAACATCGCGCCCGATTTTTTCTGCCAGCACAGCATCTGGAATTGATCCAAGCAGCGCAGTGTGCACAGGATCCCAATTAATTGCGGCAGGGACGCAAGGGATTTTGCGGCAATTTCTGCCAGTGGTCACCTGGGCAATACTCAGACCTGTCTTGCGCGCCACCTCTCGGTCGGTATCTGTCCCCAGCAGCGCCACCTGCTGTTGAGACAAGGTTATACGTTTTTTCACTGTGCACCCTCCCCTTCGGTTGCCTTCATGCCTTGCCGCTGCTTGTAGTCATTCGAGCGGAACATGGCCTGAACCATGTTTGCCATTTCCAGCACGGCATTGGCACCTTCCAGCGCAGCTACCTGAGCGGCGGCGCCCGCTTGCAGCTCGGCCAGCATCCGGTTTTCCTGTGGCGTCAAGGTCAGCACTTCGTCGCCAATCTCCAGCTTAATGAGGCCGCCTGGCAAAATAGTCTTGCTGATGGCTCGCGCTGGCGGATGCACTGCTACCGGCCTGTAAACGCCACGTTCTGGTGCCCAGATCAAACTGTCCTCCTTCAACGCCTTGAGGTTGTCGTCGACAGTGCTGAGCTTTAGCCCGCATGCCCGCATGATTGCCTCCCGCGTGACAGGCAGCCCTTGGTTGTGAAGAGTGTGAACCGCGTCCAGCACTACTTGCTTTGCTACAGGGCCAACAGCAGGCCTTCTCCGGTCTGGTGCACCTGGAGCATCTTTGGAACCCAGAGTTTCCACGGTAGGCATTGGTGATGTGGTTTCAGAATTCATCGGGATACCTCTTTGAAATGCGTTGACCGGTGGTGGTGTTGCTGGTGAGGGATTCGGTCGATTCGGACCAGCGCTGATACTTGCCGTCGAAGTGCAGCGCCATGTCGCTCTGCCCCACATCCCGGCCCTTGATGGCGCCAAGGCCCTTGATGGATGGCTCATCGATGCCGCCCTTCTTGTGGTCCCACAGCACCAGGATTACGTCGGCGTCTTCCTCGATCGCGCCGCATTCCTTGAGGTCCGCCATGATTGGTTTGGGATTGGAGCGCTTCTCGACATCCCGGTTGAGCTGGGATAGCAAAGCAATGGTGATACCCAGTTGGCCAGCCAGGCGCTTTAGGGTGCGGGTGATCTCTTCCAGCTGCACCCGGCGGTCTTTTCGCTCATCGGTGGCCGTCATCAGTTGCAGGTAATCGATGACAACCAGCTTGACCTTGTGCTTGCGCACCAGCTTGCGCGCCTTGGCAGAGATCTCCGCAATGTTTGCGCCTGGGCAGAATTCGAAGTACAGCGGGAGATTTCTCATGCGCTCGATGGCATCCGGCACCCGGCCCAGGTCATCGTTGCTGAGCTGGCCTGTCTTCAGCAAGCGCAAAGGCACGCGGCCCAGGTTTGATACAGCACGCCGCATTAGCTCCTGCTCTACCATCTCCATACCTAAGAACGCAGAGGGATAGTCTCGTTCGGCCTGATTGATCGCGATTTGCTGTGCAAAAGAGGACTTCCCGATGGATGGACGCGCAGCGATGATGATCAGCTGCCCATCGAATAGGCCGCCTGCCAGGATGTAATCCAGTCCAGGGATGCCTGTTTCCCGCGCAAGCTCGATCTTCCCGTCTACCAAGTCCTCAAGATGTGCCAAGAACGGCAGGGCCAGCTCACCTACCGATTTCGCCTCAGAGGTTATACGGTCGTCGACCACCTCTTCGAACATCGACACGGCGCGGCCGGTGATCTCCTCGGCAGACAGCGCCTTGTCGCGCAACAGGTCACCCAGCTTGTCGTATGCCTCAGACACCAGGCGCAGCTTGTGCAGGTTCGCCACAATCTGGGCGTGGTGCGCAACCCTTCGCACGGAGGCGAAAGAACTGGCCAGGTTGTTCAGGTAGTTCGGCAGATCGAAGGCATAAGCCTCGTCCACCTTGCCCTGTAGGCCCTGCAGCACGATCACAGGGTCGATGTCCTGCCCGGCCAGCACCAGAGCCTCCACCGCAGTCCAAATGCCTTTGTGCAGGGGGTGAGCAAAGCTGCCTGCCGAAATCAGCCCTGCAGCCTGGTCGAATGCTTCCGCGCCGCCACTGAGCAATGCACCCAGCACGCTCTGCTCTGGAACCAGCGACGGATCCTTCCACATTGGCACTGCCTCGGGCGGAAACTGCCCGTCAAATTCGTTCATAGCGATATCGTTCCTGGCGTTCATAGCCCTCCCGTCCGGTGGCTAGGCCACTTGCACAACAGCAGCTGCGAGTTCTCCCGCAGCCGGTCGTATGCGCGTTCGCCCAGCGTCTTCTGCATGTCCGGGCCCTTGAGGTTGGACAGCACCACCGTTGGACGGCCGAGCTTGTAGCGAAGGTCGATCACGTCCAGCAGCTGCATGCGCTCCTTATCCGTGTCGAATCCCACGCCGACCTCGTCGATCACCAGCAAGCCCATGCGGCCAAACCGATCAATCACCTCGCCCTCGGTTTCCAGGCCTGCGCCGCTTTTGCGGCCCCAGGTATCCCGGAGCAATCGAACCAGCTCCCGAGCGCTGAAAATCGCCGCCTCGGAGTGTCGCGCATGGATGAAATGGCTCACCATCGCGCTGCCCAAATGGGTTTTGCCGGTGCCCGGCGGTCCGACAAGCCAGAGATTCGTGCCCGCGTCCGGCTCTGCGGCGTCCACAAACGCCTGGCAGGCCGCTAGCACTTCGTTCTGAGCTGGGTGGCTGGTGTCGAAGTTTGCGAAGGTGGCGCGCAGCATGCGGCCTTCCATACCGCTTTGGCCCAGCATGTAGACCACCTCCTTGGCGCGCTGTTCGGCCTGCGCTTGCAGCCGAGCCTGTTGGTCACGCTCATTGATCTCAGCCTGCACACACCCCCAGCACCGCGTCCAGAAGCCCGTAAAGCTGGTTTTCCGGGATTCATAGTCGCCATGTACGGCGCAGTGTTCTTTTCGTGTTTCAGTCATCTCCAGTTCTCCGCACCTTCGTAGTAGGCGGCATCAAAGCCCGATTGCTTTGTGCCCGGCGTCGCGGCCTTTGCGCCGTCGTTCGCCTTGCGCAACGGGAACAGGCCCTGCCAGCCGTTGGCAATTGCGTTCTCGATCACCGCAACCGGGTCCTGTCCTTCTTCGCGGTACTTCCCGAGGTTCCGCAGTTGCAGCTTGGCACCGTCTTCGGTGATGGGCCGCTTGGCCTGCTTGCGATTGCGAACCCACATCTGCCAGGTCTCGTTTGGCAGCCAGTCAGGCAAGGCGATGGAGGCAGCGTCAAAGGCTTGAGAAGCTCGTGCGCGCTTATGTATTGGTTCCTTTACTGGTTCCATTACTGGTTCCTTACTGGTTCCGTGTCCCGTTTTTGGTACTGTTTCATGGGAAATTTGGGACTCTTTCATGGGAAAAACGGTACTGTTTGATGGGAAACCCGGTACTGTTCCGTTTCCGGTACTGTTCCGTTTTTGGGCTTCTTTAACAGTGCCAATTTCGGGACTGTTATCGTCGTCGTTCGGGGGGTAATCTGCCCCCTGGTTTTGGGAAAATTGGGACTCTTTCACATCAGCCTCAACAGGCCCAAAATTGGGTGTCTTTAGCCTGAAAATTGCGATCTGTTTTGTCCTGCCGGCCTTGCCTCCTGTGTCCTCGATGTAGCCCTTCTCCAGCAGGTATTTCATGCCCGCCAGAACTGTTTTGCGGTCCTGCGCGGTGGTTTCTGACAAGTGGGCAACCGATGGCCAGCACAACCAGTCTTCGGACTTTTCATTCACGCAGTCAGCCAAGGCCACCAGCAAGAATTTCGCGGGTGACTTCTGTAGTGGTTGAGCCAAGGCCCAGCGGATTGCGTCAAAGCTCATGCACCACCTTTCGTGGCGGTGCCGGAGGCCTTCAATGCATCGTGGACAGGCCCAGCGGCAGGCGTGCTGCCATTCATCCCACAGCCCTCAGGTTTGTCGTGTCTCCCGTCTGCGCTTGCAGCTTGGCCAACGCCTTGAGCGCGATGTTCAGAGTTGCAGTGGCGCTGTCGATGGTGTCTGCAATGCGGGCGGCTTGATCCCCAGCAGCCTTACGATCTGGCCGGGCGTGCAGCGTCTCGTCGCATGCGTAGTAGAGTGGGTCGAAGGAGCCACAGAAGCGCATGGCGGCGATGATCTGCCCGAAGGTCAGCCGTTCATCCTTTTCTGGATTGAGGCAAGCACGTAGACGTGCGTGTGCCGAATCCAGCTTCATGTGGGGATAGAGGAATGCCGCGACCTCCTTGGCAGACTTCTCGCTGCTGGAGATCATTTGGGTCAGTGCGTCGTATTCGTCTTCGTAGATGGTCTTCATATATAGTTCTTTGAAATTAAATGAAAAAAGTACGTTACCCCTCACCTCCCCTCAAGCTGAGGGGTCCTGAGGGGTGCTTTTTTCGGCCAAAAAAAAGATGATTCAGTCATCGACAAATCAACCACTGAGTCAGCCATGAACAACTTCACTTCCAACGCCTTCCACACCAGCGCCAAGACCAGCATCTCTACCAACATGGATGCCGATACAGGAGCGCAGACACGCCGGCTCACCACATCTACGATTGAGATGTTCTGGCGCGACGGGTTGCTGGTGATAAAGGGGAAGGCATCGGCGATTACGCTGCCGGTGAGGGAGACGGTTGGGCGTGGCCGGATGGCTAGCAAGCGTGCGGCGCGATGAGGACACTTAGTCACGACCGGCCTCCAGTGGCTCAGCCAGTTCTGGCCAAATCTCTTGCCAATCGTTCGGACGAAGTTCTTTGCGCGTGGCTACGCCGCGTGACTCCGCCAACGGTGCAAGGCGAATTAGCTTGTCGCTAGGGATACGCAGCACACAACGTCCATCCCTCCATGCGGAGACAGAGGGGGACTTGATGCCTAGAAGCGTGGCAACTGCGCCTGTTCCTCCAAGCGCATCCACAAATTGGGTAGCGGTCATAGTGATCATATGGCCTCCATTATTTAGGAGTTGCTAATGATCGTCAATAGCCACTCCTAACGACATACCGATTAGCATCTCCTTATGACTCTCGCTGACCGACTTATTGCCGCCCTGGCGCACGCCAAAATTAGCCAAGCTGAGCTAGCACGACGCTGTGGTGTGAGCGCTCCCAGCGTTAACGGCTGGCTTAGCGGGAGGGCAAAATTCTTGCGCGGTGAAAACCTGTTGAGCGCTGCCCAAGCCCTTGGTGTGAACCAGCAATGGCTGGCTAATGGTGAAGGCCCAATGCTTCCCTTGGATCCAAAGTCCCAGAACGAATTGGTCGGTCTGCCGTCGCTATCTCCAACTCCCCAGCCGGGTGAAATGGCAGTAGACATTCCACTGCTCGCAAACGCTGGGAGCATGGGCCCGGGAACTGACGTTGAGCACGATGATGTGATCATCGGGGCACTCAGGTTATCGTCAGAATGGGTCCAGAAGCGCATCCGCCCTACATCCTTAGCGGCGCTTAGCTTTATCCACGCCTATGGTGACTCTATGAGTCCCACTTTTGAGGATGGCGACATTCTTCTGGTGGACACGGGCCGCAAGGATCCCTCCATGGCGGATGGTGTTTATGTCCTGGGAACCCACAAGAGAGTCTTCATCAAGCGAGTCAGCGAGCGGTTTGACGGCTCCAGGATGGTATCCAGCGACAACAAAAACGTACCCCTTGTCCAGGAGCTAAATGGAGACAGTGAAATCGAGGTGCTCGGTCGTGTGGTGTGGGCTTGGAATGGGCGAAAACTTTAGATCGCATCGGGACTGGGCCTCTACTTACCGCCTCCCAACCGAGCTCAAGCGAACCGCCCTATGAGGCGGTTTTTTCACGTCCATGAACCACGGAGACAAAAAAATATTCAGAAAGTTAGCCACTCCTATTGACATATAGATTAGCCACTCCTAACATGAAGGCTCTTATTTACCTAAGGACCGACATGCAAACCCCCTCTCCCGCTGTACTCACCTCCATCACCGGTGACGGCCCAATGATGACGCTCGACCTGGCAAAGGTCCCCGCCTCTGCTATTGGAGCTCTGGTGGCCGCGGCCACGGTCGTGATGCTCGACTGGGACAATTTGGATCTCATCGCCGTCGTGGGCTCTGCCGCCGCAAACGATATGGATAACCTGACCTCTGCACTGGAACTGCTGAACGGGTTGTACCAGGAGACGATTCCCAGCCGCGAGGTCATCGTCAACTGCGGCTATGGCAGCGCCTGCGACCCGCTTGGCTACCTGGTCATTCGCAACGATGCCCCGACCTTCGTGCCAGCGCAAGAACTCACCGAAGTGGAGAAGGTCGCCACCCGACGCTGGCTCCAGCATTGCGCACAACGTGCGCAAGAGAGTGCCGAGAGCTTCACCGGCCGTCTGGCTCAATTCGAACGGGAGTCCGTATGACCAAGGGCGTAACGTTGGCCAAGCGTGGCTTGTGCGAGTTCTGCCAGGGTCAAACCTCCCATGGCCCTTGGACCGACGCGCAGATGCAAGAGGTTTGCCATGAAATCGGCATCGATCCGGTAGCTTTCGGCGATACCTGCGATGACTGTTTTGTCACCGGGGTAGGCCGGAAGGATGCGGTTTACGCCCAGTCGCTCGTCAAACGCCCCTTGGAAGTGAGAAACACGGAGTATCAGCGCCAATTGAAATTCATGGCTGCTGGCTTGGCCCTGCAGGCTTTCCGCGACAAGTATCCAGACAGCTATCGCCAACGGCGCGAAGAATCCGCGCATCTCTTCCAAGAGCTGATGGAGCATGCGCCTCCCGAGGTGCTGGAGCAGTTCAGGGCGAAGGCAAAGGAGCTTGATCTGTTGCCCGAGACAAAGTTTGTCGATGACAACGGGCGCCCTCTTTACACATCCGTCCAGATCGCAACGAAGCTGGGGATGTCAGTCGAGGATGTGGAAAAAGACATCCGAGAAAACCTGGGCGAAAAGTTGGAAGCCCGCCCGGTTGGCCGGATCCATCAGGTCCATTGAGGCTCAGCCAAGCCACCGAAAAAGGAAAACAGAATGAAATCAGCACTGACGCCTATCCACTGGGAATGCTATGCGGCGGAGAACGGAAAACCCAGCGAGAGCGCCCGGGTTGTCGACCTCCGCACCCTCCCAGAAGATGTCAAGGTCGCCATCATCCAGGCAGCGCTGAATGTCAGCTTCCGCTTCTCCAATGGGCAATTCGACGTCGTCCAGGAAGATTCCGAAGAGGATGCAGCCCTTGCCGACTTGGCTTGCGCTGTGGAGGGTATCCGCCCGCATATGCACGATGTGGCGCTGAAACACTGCCCGTAAGGAAGAGCGACATGAATGAGCTCATACCTGTATCGCCGGACCTGATCGGCACCGACACAACCCTGTCAGCAAATGCGCGGGATCTCCATGAGTTCCTCGCCGTGGATACCGATTTCAAGGACTGGATGCCTCGCCGCATCGAAGAATACGCATTCGAAGAGGGCAAAGACTTTCGCTCATTTTTGGGCGAAAGTACCGGAGGCCGTCCGCCAAAGGAATACATGCTCAGCCTGGACATGGCCAAGCAGCTGGCAATGGTCGAACGCACGCCCAAGGGCAAGATGGCCCGTCAGTATTTCATCGACTGTGAACGGCGCGCTATGGCTGGCGTGCTGGCTATCCCCACCTCAATGCCGGAGGCGCTGCGCCTAGCTGCCGACCTGGCAGAGCAGAAGCTTATTGCGGAAGCGGAGCGGGACGAAGCCATCCGAACCAAGGCCCAGATCGGGAACAAGCGTGAGGCGACTGCCATGGCGACCGCCTCAGCAGCGACACGCGAGGCCAACCGCCTCAAGGCCGAACTGGGATTCAACGCGAAGCACGCGACCATCGGCGCCGTTGAAAACGCCAAGAGCATCAGCCTTCCTAAGTCGGCTTTCGTTGACCTGCGCCGCGCCACAAAGCGGCATGCCTTGGAAGCGCCTAGCGTGCCGGACAAACGCTGGGGCAAGGTCCGCGCATGGCCGGCCGTCGCCTGGCTGGAGTGCTTCGATATCGATTTGCAGGAGCTGTTTCCTGCGCCCTGCGGAGAACCCGCGTGAATACAAAAGGCGAAACCCCTGAGCAGGTGAGAGCGCTCAAGGGTTTCTAGACCCGAACCCTTACCAGGAACGAACCATGGAAGCAATTATCTCGCGTCCAAAGACGGACGCCAAGCAGAGCCCTACGCGCAAGCAGGCAAAGCACAGCGAGCCAGTGCCAGCGCGCCCAACTGAGGCCGAGAGCCTGCAGACGGAAGCTCTGCATATCCTCCACTACCTGTGCAGAGAGCTGTCCGAGACGGAACTCAGTTTGATACCCCATGCGAAGGCCGAGGCAATCGAATGCGACACGGTGATCTTCAATCTAGTGAACCCTGAAGAATCGGATAGCCCTCAAATCGGCACCTTGGAAAGCCTGGTGATGCTGCGTCAGTGCGTGCAAAACACTTTCGCATGTCTTGAGGATGCTTCTGGCCCGAATGTGCCGGCGGCTGCAGCTTCTGCCGCCTTGCTGGAGTTCATCGACACACTCGCGGCAAGATTGCACACAGCAATTGCAGGCTTGCCAGGCACCCTGGAAGATCTCCGAGCATTAACCACTTTCGCTGGCATCAAAACCTTCCGCGACCGGCCTATACCGCCAATCCAGCCGACAACTGCGCCCGCACACCAGCCCACTCATGAGACTGGCGAGGTGGGTACACAGCTTGCTCTGCGGTGCACTTGGGACATCGATGCACTTGCTTGTGAGATCGCTAAGCTCGCCGGCAGGGTGCGCGAATATGACCCCCTGCCTTTGGAAAGTGTGTTGCTCTGCTACAGCCATCGTATGCAAGCTCTCAACAACCTGGTCATGGCACACCTCGACCAGGACGGCACGACCGCTGGCGAAATGCATAAGGGACTTTTCTTTGGCTCACGCGCCTTCACAGGAGAAGAGCAATGAACGCCGTACTGGAAAAGCCCGCAAGGAAGATTCGCGCTCCAAAGGCTGCACCAGCGCCTGAAGTGAATGCACGAGCGGCATCGGTTGAGCAGACCCTGAATCTAGCGGCAGCCGTTGCACCGGAAGTGGCTTCCAAGCAGTTCTCCAAGGAACAACTGAAGAAGCTTCACTGGGAAGCGTTCGGGTGCATGACGAACGCATTCTCTGTCCTTCTTCACTACGCCCAACACGCCGAGGATTCAGCAGTTTTCGCCATGCGAGACCTATTGGAGGTCTATCTAGCCGAGGCTGAGCCGAGCTTTAATAAAGATGGGGATGTTCATGATCACCTCTCCGATATTTCGGTTGACCTCTCAAAGATTCTCGCATTGGTTGACGCGCATGCGATGAGCAACGACGACACCGTGATGCATGGGATCGCCGACCTTCTCTCTTGCGCTCAGCGGATCGCCGGTGGTGACAAGGGGGTGCTTGATGCCTGAACTGAACAATACCAAAGAGGCCCAGGACGCAGTCAAGGCCTGCGAGTACGCGCACCTGTACCTTCAAGTACTGGGCGACGTGCTCCGCGGCTATGAGCGCTATTTGCCCGCGGCGCAGATTGAAGAAATCACTCGTCTGCGAAATGCGATGTGGAATGAGATCGCAGCTGCCAAGCATGTTGTTTTGCCCAAGAGCGACGAGGCGTTTCTTCAGTTCAAGGCGAAGGTGGCTAAGAAACCGCGCAAAAACTCTCGCCTGTACAAGGAGATGCTATGACCAACAGGACAGACGCCGCCGTAGCAACGCTGGAGAACCTCGGCTACACCCATGAGGGCGGCATGCTCTGGAAACCGCCGCTGGGAAAAGCGCCCGACTTCAATCTGCTGGATACCTTGCACGCCCGCATCGCCTCCCTGGAGGGCCAGCTCATCACCCAAACGAATCGCGCCGTGGCGGCCGAGCAGCTACTCGCGCTGCGCGCCATGCCTACTTGGGAGCCGACATTTGATGCGATGGTGCCTGGTCAGGAGGATCTGGTGATGCAGTTCTGTATGGAGATCGCGGGCCCCAAAGGAACGCCAGGACGCTTGCCCGATCCAGTCCGCCTGATGGAAATGGCCGAGGCGCTGTACCAGATTGAGCGAGCGCACGCTACTGCAGAAATCATTGAGGGATAAGCATGAGCAAAAACCTAATCCTGGCCGGGGACAGCAACATCCCCGCCCTACCGATGACCGAGGCCCAGGTAAACCACCTGCGCCGGCTGCTGGCCTGGCTGCGCTGCGAGTACATGCTGGATGAAGACATGCAGCGCGGATTTATCAGCGGCGCGGCCCTCTCCGTTCAGCATGGTTGCTCAACGCCTGAGCGCGCTGGCGAGATCCTGCAGCAGCAGGCCGACAAGATCAACCAGGTGCCCGCATACATTCGCCAGGGCCACAAGATGCTCAGCAAGGCCTTGCTGGAGCATGACAAGAGATCCGGAATCGTGGAGGCAACTGATGACCTTTCCTGATTCAACGCGCGAAGTCTTTGAGAGGAACTACGCCCCTTGCATGTCGGCTGAAGATTCAGCCCTCATATTTCGACGATGGCAAAACGGCCGCTACTTCGAAAGCGAAGTACAGGTGCGTTATGAGGGCTGGCAAGCAGCGATGGAGCACATTCAGGCCGGCTGCCGCGGTGGCGCAATCCACCTTGAGACGGCGGAAACCCGCATGGATGCAGGGCCCGCCGTGGTGGCCGACAGGTGTTGGTCAAAAGAAAACCTGCAGGCCATGCCGGTGAGCGAGAAACCTGCAGGTGCTGCAGGGGTTCCAAAGATTGCTGGGAAAAAGGGAGACCAACCATGATGATGGAAGCTCCAGTTCAAGTAGCACCAGCGCGATACGTCACGATCAAGCTGGCTGCAAGCATTACCGGATTAACCGTGAAAGCTATTGAGCGAAAGATTGCCCGAGGGGTATGGCTCCTCGGCAAGCACTACAAAAAAGCCGATGGCGGCATTTTTATTGATATGAAAGAAATAGAGCAATGGGTCGCGAAGGCAACGGCGTAGAGCTGCGAGAAAAGTCCATCCGAGTGAGCTTTACGCTCGATGGAGTGCGGCAACGCATAACTCTCGAGATCCCCCCCACCCCGATCAATGAGCGGTATGCGGCAAAGCTGGTAGTCCGAGTCCGCAAAGCAATTGCTGATGGGTCGTTTGAGTGGAAGGAATATTTCCCAAACTCCGCGCAAGCAAAGGCAAAGCAACCTGCACATACGTTTGGCGGGTGGTGTGATTTATGGTTCGATACCAAGGGCCGGTTGTCCAAGAGCACTCTGAACCAGTATCGAAACGCCTTGATCGTTTGGAAAGCCTTACTTGGGGCGGATACTCCAATGGATCAGGTCTCGCATGCAGTGGTAGCAGCCACCGTCGGCAAGACCCCATGGAAATCAGCGAAGCTTCTGAACAACTATTTGATTTGCCTGCGAGGAGTATTTGCTCTGGCTGGTCGCAGCCTCAAGATGGATAACCCCATGGAGGGGATCGAGAACAGCAGGCACCAGATCCCGCCGCCAGACCCTCTTTCCACTTTTGAGATGGAAAGAGTGCTTTCACACCTGAAAGAAAGATTCGACGTCCGGGCCTGGGCGTATTTTGAATTCGCTTTCATGACCGGAATGCGGCCAGAAGAGTTAATCGAACTTCGCTGGGGTGATGTGGACTGGGCAAGCTCATCCATCCGCGTAGAGCGCGCCAGGACTTCGGGCGAGGTGAAGCCGCTCAAAACATACAACTCCCGCGATGTCGACCTCGTCAGCCGTGCCCTCGGCGCGCTTGAGGCCATGAAGACCTGGACGATGCTGGGCGGGGTTGACCATCTTGATGGCGAGCAAGGCCGCCGGATCTTTGAGAACCCAGGGACCAATAAGCCTTGGCACGATGAACGCAGCCAGCGGGACACGTATTGGCGCCCCGCCCTTCGGGCGACCGGCATCCGGTGGCGCCGGCCGTACCAGACGCGACACACCTACGCCACCAACGCACTAAGCGCTGGCGTGAACCCCACCTACATTGCCAGACAGATGGGGCACAAGAACGCGAAGATGCTTTTCACCGTCTATGCCAAATGGATTGACGGGTCGGATCGTGGGCGGGAGAAGGCGAAGCTGGAGCTGCTGCTCGGAAATGAAAAAACCGCCCTAAAAAAGGCGGTTTGA